CTATGCAGTGGCGACCTGTCGTTCGGCGGGGTGCCCGACCCAATCGAGGGTCTGGTCCTGGTCATCGCTGTCGCGCAGTGGGCGCAGCTCGCGGTCTCGGTACCCCAGCACGCCGCGCCCAGGTGCCACGACCTTATCGTCGAAGCGGAACGTAGACAGGGGAATGCAATTCCAGTCGGCGGGGATGTCCCATTGACCGGGGAGTGCGCGGGCGACGATCTTGAGGAGCGCGCCGTTGTTCTCGGGGTTCTCAATGTCGTTGACCACGATGGCCAGATCACCAGGGCGACAGTTCATGACATTCCTTGTTTGACTGTGTATTTATACAGTATTCTTGAGCGAGTTGGGCCTGCAGGTCAACTCAAACGGAAGCCCTGCAAGCAAGGCTTTGGTTTGAACCCCGGATGCGCTCCGGGCGGCGGCGCTTGCGCGCTGGGCGTTTTTGCTCTCGGCCTCCCTGAATGCCTCACCGCCGTATAGAACCCAGCGGATGGATTTCGCGTGGCCTTTCGATGTTCCTGTTGCCGATCCCATCCGGGGGCAGAGCAGTACTGACTAGAGCGACCGACGACCTTTTGTATCCCGCTGCCGCCCGCGGTGCCCTGTTTTTACCCAGCCGTGCGGCTGCATGAGCTTCGGTGCTGGCTCGATCACTTGGCACCCAGCGCAGCGATTTCGCTGCGTTGAGTGAAGTATAGAAATGCTAGTCTTAAGTTGTCAAGAAAAACTAGCCTTTTGGCTATTTTTGCTAGCCATGAGGCATGGGGGCAAGCCCGTACTGGGCGAGTTGTTGGCGCTTGAACTCTGACCGTGGCCGGCGCACCATTGAGATATCACGCACTTCAAGGAGAGCGGCGATGTCTACCCTCATGATTCAGATGGTTGGTCTGTGGATCTTGGCCGTGCTGGTGGCCTGGGTGCTCAACGAGATCAGGGACGACTGGCGGGCGTAAAAAAGCCCGCTGCTGCGGGCTGGGGGGCTCTGCCTGGGTTTGATAGCGTCCAGTCTGGACTCTCGAGTGTCTGAATTCACCCTGAAATCGAGAACTGACTACAGCCTGCCGACCTGTAGCGGCAGGCTAATCCCGGACGATGGCTCTCTGTTTACACATATTCCAGCAATCTTGCGGCGCCCTCTTGTGCGGTGTGAACTGGGAGAAGGCGGATGTTGTGCGGGTCGGCTTCTCTCTCGATTTCCTGCGTATTGGCCTGTGTCTGAGTCTGTTGACGCTGGCTCAATGTGGCATCGTCAAGGCGAGGAACTGCCCAGATCAGTGCCCCAGTGCTGATGGATGTCAGTTCCATGGCGCGGGCAATTTCCCAAAGTCGGGCGCGAGCGTCACGTACGCAAGCACTTTGGCGCACCGGGTGTAGGACGCCAAAGTGGGCTATCAGTCTGGGAGAGAAGTAGCCGAACTTGACAGCCTGGCCGCCGTCAATCAATGGGCCACCTTTGCCGAAGCTATCGGCCAGGGTGGGATGCTGAGCAATCACAATTTCACGCACCTCAGTGCTGAATCGCTTGTTGACTTCTTCTGGGGCTGCGGTGTCGGATTCTTCCAATTCATCCAGCTTATCGAGGCTGGCCAGTGAGGAGTAAAGCAGGGCGGCGGTGCGCAGCAGTTCGCCCACGCTGGAGGCCTCTGTGGCGCGCACCTCACCAGGGTGCAGCCCCATGACAGGGGTAGTCACGGCACCCAGGCCTGCCGCATTGGCGGCCGCAGCCAGCATGCTCAAGCCAGTTTCGATCATGTGGCGGGCTGCCGCACTGGCATGCTGGCCGTAAAGGCAGTCCAGCACATCATCCCGGATGATGCGGGATGCTTCAAACTGGTTGGTGAATTGATGGATGACGCCAACCATCAAGCGTTCGCCTGTGCCGTTGACAGGTTCCCAAAATACGGGTTGCCAAGCGGTGAGTGTGGTAGCGTCGTTCATGCGCCTGATAGTAAATCCTGTGGAGCAGGAAAGCGAGCCAGTATGCGGGAGCCCAAGCCGTTGAGACGGGTTGTTACCAGCATTGCGAAGGATTCGGTGTTCACGCAACGCTGAGCGGCAGCGTTAGGTGCATCGCGACTTGCAGCCATCCAAGCTGCCACTGAAGCGGCCTTAACGGTCTCAGCATGCGGCGTGGCACCGGCCATAACGGCCAGCTTGTTAACGTCATCTAGGCCTTGCGCCAGACCAAGGGCAAGCTCATGGTCTATCCAAGTGGTGTCTTGTCCATCCCATAGGATATTTCCCAGATTGCGGTCCCTGTTGTCGATGGCTTCGTCTGCCATCAGCGCAACTGGCGTGTGCTTGAACTGCGCGACGAGTTGCACGGCTAGGTTGAGAAGGGCATTCTTGGCGGGGCCTTCCGGCATGTCTACCAAGCCTAGGCGCTGCTTGAGGCTGGGATAGATTGCATCGGCGCTGGCGAAGGCAATGGTTCCGTCTTCATCCACCAGGTAAGGGTCTGGCACGGTCAGGCCCCAGCCGCGTAGCAGCAGCGCGCAAAAGGCTTCAGCCAGCACGCGCTGCAGCTCCATGCGTTTGATGATGGCTGCACACTGTGTGCCGTCGGCGCGTGTAAGTACGCAGCGCATGGCACCGCTTTTTCCGTCACCGGCTGGCGTTTCACTGCCGCGCACCAGGCGCGCTGTTTCCAATTTCATGGTGATCATGTGCCAGGCCCAATTCCTCTCTCTAATCAAAACACCATTGAATCCGGCCCCACCGACCCAGCCACACGGCAGATGCACTCCACTTCCTCTTTGGGAATGGTCATGGGAGCATATCCATTGTTGATGCTCAGCAGTTGGATCTCGTCTCCACGAATCCAGTTGAGCTCCTTGAGCAGGCATTTGCCATTGAGCAGCTTGACCACCACGTCGCGGCCAGGCTGAGCTTCGATGCTGGGGGTGATGACAACGAATTCCCCGGCGCGGTAGCGTGGGTGCATGGAGTCACCCTTGATTCGCAGGGCGTAAGCTTGGGGATCGCCAGTCCAGTATTCCACCCATCCGTCCGGCACTGTGTCTTGCACCAGATAGCCGTCGTCTCCGCCGCGCACGCTTCCTGTAATTGGCACTCTTCTTGACTTCTTAAGTTCTAGGGCAGGTTCCACGTTGGACTGAACCATTCCGCCCCACAAAGGCGGGGCATAGCCTGTAGCTTTTGCGATAGCTTCAATTTGCTCAAGCTTTGGCTCGTGCTTGCCGGTTTCCCAATGGCCGACATTGGCCTTGGTGCGGCCAACTGCTTCGCCCAGCTTCTCTTGAGTCCAGCCTGCGTGTTGGCGCGCAGCCTTGATCCAGTCTTTGATATCCATCTTTTGATCGTATAGATTTTCTATACCTTCTTGGGCTAGTAATGCTTGCCTCATTTGGCTAGTAATGCTAGCCTTTGGGGTATGAAACATCCCATTGAGAAGGCGGCTGAAATTGCCGGTTCCGAGAAGGCGCTTGCTGATTGGCTTGGCGTAACCAAGGCCGCCGTTTGGCAGTGGAAGCAGGAGGGGCGCAAGACGCCCATAGAGCATTGCCCTGAGATCGAGCGTCGGACCCGTGGAGGGGTAACACGGCGCGATTTGCGACCGAATGATTGGCACCAGATCTGGCCTGAGCTGGCGCAGCCATCCACCCCAGAAAAGGAGGTGGGCAATGACTGACACCACCAAGCGCATCGCGCAACTCACTTACCTGTCCAAGGCCCAGAACACGGCGCTTGCTGCTGTTCTGGACGCGCTCAAGGGTCTGCCGCCCGAAGACGCTCAAGAGGTCTTGGATCACGCCACTGCTCATCTGGCCGGGGACGAGCACACGCCCATGTTTGCCCGCGGCATTGCTGGACCCTTGGGCAAAGTAACCCATGAACTGAAGACGAAGGTCGATGAAGTGACCTTTCACCGGTTTCGCCGAAGCTGCGCACTGCTGCAGACCGACACTTCCGCGCGCCTTCGCGATGCCGTCTATGTGCTGGAGTGGCAAAAGCCTTACCGACAGATGGTTGCAGAGAGGATGCTTCATGAGGATGAGCATAGCCAGGGACTGCTGGCGCTGGTAGGCCACATTCAGGCCCCCGAATTCGGAGGGCGTGGTCGATGAATCTGAATCCGACACTTTCACCAGTGGCCGTGCCGCTGACGATGAGCAGCCGCGAGATTGCAGATTTGGTCGAGGCACGCCATAACGATGTGGTTGCCACCGTCTTGCGCTTGTTCAGCAAGGGGCTTTTGCGATCAAGTCGTAAAACCCGCCGCGAGGTAACCGGCGGTCGTCCGATTGATGTCTACGACCTGATTGAGCGTGATACGCATCTGGTCGTCTCTGGCTATAGCGACGAGCACCGCGCCCGAGTTATTGACCGCTGGCAAGCGTTGGAGGCCCGGCAGAGCCCTGCACTGCCAAACTTTGCTGATCCAGTGGCCGCCGCGCGCGCCTGGGCTGATGCGAAGGAAGGCGAGCAGATCGCCGTTGCTCAGCTGGCGCAGGCCGCGCCTAAGGTGCACTTCTTCGACAAGGTGGTTGAGCGAACCACACTGATGACCGCCACGCAGATTGCCCAGAAGCTGGGCATGTCTGCCATCAAGCTGAACAAGTATCTGGACGAGCTGGGTATCTATGCCATGGGCGTGAAGCGCGCTCGCGTTTTCAAGCAGTGGGTGATCGACAAGGGCTACGGCGAGCTGAAGCAAACGGAGCTGGGCTATTCGCAGCCCCTGTTTACCACCGCTGGCGAGGCATGGATCGTCGAGCGCCTGACCAGCGAGGGGGTTGCGTGATGATGAAGCAGTACACCACCCCCGGCACACACAAGGCGCGGCTGTCGCAGGAAGGCAGCGCCAGCACATGAGCCTTTCTGCATCCCTGACCAATGTCGGCCATCCCGTGGCCTATTACCCGCGCCTGGCGCGCTTCTTCGGCTCCGTGAACGTGGCCATTCTGTTTGCGCAGCTGCACTACTGGAGCCAGCGCGGCGAGAGCGATCTGGGCACGCACAAGAGCTCTGAGCAGTTCACCGAGGAAACCGGCCTTTCCTACCGTGAGCAGGTCACTGCGCGCAAGCAGCTGCGCGAGGCCGGCTTTCTGATCGAGACACACCGTCGCCTGGAGCACCGTGTCTATTACCGCCTGAATCTGGAGGCCGTGGACGCTGCGTTTGACGCCTGGACCGAGGCACAAACAAAAGCGCATTCCCCGAACGACGAAAACGCAGTTCGGGAAAACACAAATCCGCAGTCCGGGAGTGACGCCGAACGCACTCCGGGGGCAGCTGATTCGTCGCTCGACGAACTGCGCCAAACGCAGTCCGTTATTAATACAGAGACTCCACACAAGACTCCTACAGAGACTCCCTCTATTGCAGCCCAGGCTGGCGCCAAGGCTGCGAAGGGTAAAGAGCCGAAGAAGGCGAAGGAGGTCAAGGAGCCCAAAGAGGTCAAGCCCATGATGGTAAACGCGCCCAACGGCGTGACCCATGTCATCCCTGGCGAGCTGCATTACCCGGGTGAGAGCACCAAGAGCCACAAGACCTGGGTGGCCTATGCGATTGCCTATCACGGCCGCTACAAGGACTGGCCTCTGTGGAATGCCTCGGTGGCGGGGCAGATCTCGCAGTTCATCGACAAGGTGGGCGCAGAGCGCGCTCCCCGCATTGCGGTGCATTACGTGCGCCGGGTCGAAGAGAAGTTCATCAGCGATCAACTGCACCCCGTGGGTCTGCTGCTGCGCGATGCCCAGAAGTGGGCCACCCAGCAGCAGACCGGTGCGAGCACGCCGCCCCCAGCCCTGGCCCCAGCCGCAAGCCACAAGTTCGCCGGCGCTGGCAAAGCCATTTTTGACGGGATCGAGCTATGAACCGCAGCTACGAGATTGCAGACCTAGCCCAGCACGCCTTGCAGGGTGGCGAGCAACAGGGTCAGGCACCGCGCGCCGAGGCATCCATCCGCACCCGCAAGCTGTTCGTGGTGCTGCAGAGCGCCTATGGCACGGCCTTCCTGGCCAAGTTCAGCACCGGTGAATTGAACGAACGCCGTGAGGACAAGGGCATGCGCGCCGCGCAGCTGGTCTGGGATGCGGCCCTGGCGGAATTTGCGGATGACGTGATCGAGACCGCCTCTCGCAACGCCCAGCGCGAGAGCCCCGAGTTTCCGCCGAGCCTGCCGCAATTCGTGAAGGCCTGCGAGGCGCTGACGCCGCGCAAGACCTACTTTGAAGAGAACGGCCTGATGGCGCTGCCTGCCCCCAAGGTGGAGCGCCTGCTGGACGTGCCGTTCGAGCTCAAGGGTGACGACAAGGACTGGGCTCGAAAGATCGTCGCGCGCATCAACCATGGCGATCAAACGGTGACGCGCCACAGCCGCATGGCAGCAATGGAGGCCCTGGGCCTGAACAGGCAGCAGGAGGGCAGGTGATGAATGCCAAACGATTTACCAACGCACTACCTAGCAGCCAGGGACCATCTGGTGCGGCTGGCAATGACGCCGGGATGGTGGCACTACTCAAGGCACAGGGCTACGGAGTTGGAAGAGGAATCCGTGACACATGGTCACGGGCTGTGGCTGGGAATGCGGGAAGCCGTGCGGGCGGAGCTCAAGCGCCTGCGATTCAAGCCGCCGGCAAGCGATCTGGCACCGGTGGAGCCAAGTACGGCAACAAGAAGACCGTCACCCCCGATGGGGTGAAGTTCGACAGCCGCGCCGAGGCACGCCGCTGGGGGCATCTGTGCATGCAGTTGCGCGCCGGGGAAATCAGCGAGCTGCGCCGCCAGGTGGCCTATGAGCTGGTGCCCGCCGTGAAGTTTGCCGACGCAAGCCGGTTCAAGCCGGCCATCCGCTATGTGGCCGATTTCGTCTATGTGGAAAAGGGCGTGGAGGTGATCGAGGACGTGAAGGGCGTGCTGACCACCGAATTCAAGCTCAAGCGCCACCTGATGAAGGCTCTGCTGGGCCTGGAAGTGAGGCTTGTCAAATGATCCAGCCTTTGAACCCCGCCTTCTTTGGGAAGGTCGTGCCGCTGGCCGGCGAGCGCAAGCCGCCCAGCACATCCACGATCACTCGGCTGCTGCAGCCGCACCTGGACCGCATGAGCGATGGCCGGTATATGCACCGCGTCACCATGGAAAACCGCTGCGGCAACCCCATGGAGGTGGGCTCCCGCCGCATCTACGTGATGGACGAGTACGGCGATACCGTGCAGGTCGACGACTGGGGGCCCTCATGGTACTGAGCCGCATCGACCAAGCCTTAGAGATAGAGCGCGAAAGCTCCCTGAAGCGTTATAGGCGCGACAGGATGCTGCGTGACTGGATGAATCCGCGCATCAAGCGAGTGGCTGGCACATGGGTTTGCACTGGGCGCGGCACAACAGCGACAGGACTCAGCCCCGTGGCGGCCTACAGCGCTTGGCTGATGGCGCAGTCGCAAAGCTTTCTCTACGCGACAACGAATGCCGCATATGGCGGGGCATTGGAGGGGGCGTCATGTTGATGCGCCGCTCCCCCCTCAAGCCGGGCAAGGGCTTCAAGTCTCGCGGTGGCTGGGCTGGCGCTGGGCTCCGTGATGAGCAGGACGAGGGCCACCACTGCGAACCCGGCCAGTCTGGCAGCCGTGAGCAGCGCCTTGCCGAGCGCGCCGCGCGTCAGATCGAGAGCGCCCTTGCAACGGCCAGCATGGTCCCCGGGAACGTCACCATGGCCCCCGGAGCTGGCACGACTGGCACACCTGTGCTGAAAGAGAGCGCCATCGAGAGCGAGCCCTACCGCCGTCTGGTGGCAGAGCTGCCTTGCTTTTGGTGCGGCATCAGCGGCTATAGCCAGCATGCCCACCTGAACTACGGCAAGGGCCTAGGCATGAAGACAGACGACCGCACGGGCTTCCCCCTCTGCTGCAGCCGTCCTGGCACTGAAGGCTGCCATGTGGCCTTTGACAACTACCGGCTGCTGGAGTCCGGTGGCCGAGAGGCTCACCGCGAATACGGCATTGAAGCAGGCCGCTTTACCCGTGAACAAATCCTGAAAGCTGGGCTGTGGCCCAAGAAGCTGCCCTTGTGGGCCTGATGAGCGTATAGAACCAAGAACCCTGGAGCATCAATGAATTCCACACAAGCAAAGCAAACCTTTGGAACATCGACACACCGCGCCCGTGATGGGGGCGTGGATCTTGGAACCACGGAGGAAACGCCGACGCTCATGCTTGTGTTTGAGGCAATCAGGCAGATTCACGACGCCGGCGGAGAGCCCACGCGCGAGCGCATCGTGGCGATGACCGGGCTCAAGCCCACCACGGTGGATGACCGGATCAAGGTGCTGCGGGGCGAGGGCATGATCAGCCCGCTGAAGCAGTGCTACCGCCCGCTGCACCAGCATGTGGCCGCGCAGCCTGTCTCGTGCACGGTCATGCCCAACGGGGTCTACAAGATCGAAAAGGGCGATGAGGTGATGACGCTGGTGCCGGCAGAGGCGCGTCAGCTGGCCCCTATGTTGGCAGGCAAGGCGCTGGAGGCTTCTGCGCTGGAGCGCGTGCAGGAAATGGAGGCACGCATGGTTGAGATGGCGCAGCAGCTCAAGGAAGTGGACCGGCGATATAAGGCTCTGAAGGCGTCTCAGTTTGGGGCTTCGGCACAGCGGAGCCTTGAATTGATCCAGTAGGAAGCGCTCCAGGAGGTCATTCGGAGTGCCGCCTAACGACCCATAACGACCATTCAGTCCTCGGTCGACAGAGTCTGCTCAGCGACGGTAGCAGTCATCTGCCGTGAACCAATCTCAATTAGTCATCGGGTTGGAAGCGGTCATAGCTAGAACCATGCAATGCAATGGGCAAGGGGGCTTGCTTGGCCAATAGCCGATGGATCAGGTCGCTCCGCATTCGCCTCTAGTTTTCGGGCAGTTGGGTGATTGGCGAGCTATTCTTGAGAGATGAACGCAAAACAATCGCGCCCCGAATCTGAGATCTTTGTAGATCTACGATCACTTTGCACAAAACCGGGATACATCCATACCCTGGCGTTTCTTTGTTTTCGTGACAACGTCATTCCGTACGCTGGCGAGATGAAGGAAGCGGACATGCGACGCATGTTCGAGCCATCTCGGCTGATTCGGTCCGAGATCAACACGTTGTTTGGCCTTATGGTGAAAGAGGAAGTCGACTGGTCCCTACCTTCACCTCGCGTGCAGCAGGAGTACCTGAGTGCGAGCGAGTCGCTGCTTGAAGAGTTGCATCACGCCTTGGCTGGCGTCTGGCTGCAAGGTCTTAATGAAGGGGCTGCCGAGCGCAGATCGTTCAATCCTTTTGGGCGAGCTGAAGCGCTGCGAGAGCCGATTTTCTACGCAGGAGAGTCGGCCTACTACTTTCAGTACGTGGAGCTCGCCGCCACGAGGTACGCATCAGACGCAGCATGGCTGCAGGAGCACCGCGGCTTTTCGATTCAGGAAGCCGCTATCGTTACGAGAGCAGTCGAGCGCGTGAACGCAGCAAAGTTCATTTCTCTCCGAGAGGAGATGAGAAAGCTGCATCCGGATCAATGGACAATGTTGCCGTTCTTCACAGTGTCTGTCGCAGAAGTCAGCGCCGAAGCCCAGGTACAGCCCGAAATGGTTGAACGTATTTTGAGTTCGTTCACCATGCCTCCTAGCGAGCGCAATGCCGGTTTCAATTCGCTTAACGACTTCAACGTCGTTGCGGCGACGCCATTGCTGCGCATGCCAAATGGCGAGTTCATCTCAATGCAGTTCTACTCGTTGGCTGAGGCTTTGTACGACACGCCGTTTTACTGGATGGCGCAGGACCTAACTTACCTGCCGACACTCGCACGGAATCGCGGCGCCTTCACCGAAAACTTTGTCGCCGAACGTCTGCGCTTGGTATTTGGCGCAGACAACGTCTTTCCAAACGTCGATCTTTACCGGGGCAAGGATAAGACCGGCGAGATTGACGTGCTTGTGGTCTGGGGTAATCGGGCTGTGGTCGTTCAGTCCAAGTCCAAACGGCTCACCCTCGAAGCTCGCAAGGGCAACGACCAGGTTATCCGTGCGGACTTCCAGAAGAGTGTCCAGGATGCGTATGACCAAGCAGTCATTTGCGCCAAGCACCTCGACGACGGCAACCATCGCCTACAGGCCCTCGACGGGCGAGAGGTGGCTATTCCGCACAGGCTCGAGGAAATCTACGTCATCTGTGTTGTGAGCGACCACTATCCGGCTTTGAGCTTTCAGGCCCTTCAGTTCCTCAAGACCGCTACGGTCCATCGGATTCAGACTCCGTTTGTGTGCGATGTCTTCACCGTCGACGCGATGTCGGAGATGCTGCGATCGCCACTTCACTTTCTCTCGTACCTCAACAGGCGAGTCAACTACGGCGAAAAGCTGCTCGCCTCGCATGAGCTGACGATCCTCGCGTTCCATCTAAAGTACAACCTTTGGCTGGACCCCGAAGTGGGGATGATGCACTTACACGATGACTTCTCTGCAGGGCTCGATATCGCCATGTGCGCGCGCCGCGCCGGACTACAAGGCGCTGCTACGCCTGATGGAATTCTCACTCGATTCGGTGCAACGACACTAGGTTGCATCGTCAAAGAGATAGAGGCCAAACCTGAGGCTGCCACCATCGATCTAGGATTTCTCCTGCTCAGTCTGAGCGAAGATACCGTCAGGAACGCCAGCCGAGCGATCGACCGTATCTGCGCCTTGGCTAGAGCCGATCATCGTCACCACGATTTGACGTTCGCGTTCGGCTCCTCGGACGCCGGCCTGACCATTCACTGCAATGAGGACCCAACTCCCATTGCTCTATCCCGCCTTCGGTCTTATTGTGAGCGCCGAAAGTACAAAGAGGCAGCTCCACGATGGTTTGGGCTGTGTATGGACCCGAAGTCGAACAAAGTTCGGTTTGGTTTATCCCTCTCGTATCCCTGGGTCAAGAGTGACGAAATGGACGGAGCAACAAAAGACATGCGATCACCTCAACCGACCAAGATTGCACTGGATTCTCTGATGAGCGGAAATCTCGCTCGCAAAAAGGTTGGGCGCAATGACACATGCTCGTGCGGTAGTGGGCTGAAGTACAAGAAATGCTGTCTCGCTTAAGTCGCTAGCAAGGCTCGCTGCGTCTGGTATCGAGGATCGGAAGAGCCCGGACTCGCGGCCTAGCTTGACGGAGAGCCAAATCCCCGCACCGAAAAGCGGCCGTGCGTGGCTGCATTTGACCCATAGCGGGCCTTCGTGGGTAATAGTCGATGACCGCTCCTGCTGCCGACAGTCTTGCTCTGAAGGGCTGCTGATGGCTGTTCGCCGAAGTTCAGGCTGCCTCTTCGCTCAGCTGCAGTGAACCCTGCTAGGGTTCGACGTTGCATGCCATGCGCCTCAATATCCGGCGCATGGCATCCAGTGAGGCAGTATCCAAACCTAAAAAGAGTACTCAGTCGGCCCCCGGCGCGAAAGAGGCCGGCAAGGCTGCGCCTGCAGACTGGGAACGCATCGAGCTTGATTACCGTGCCGGCGTAAAGACACTGCGCCAGATCGCAGATGAGAACGGCATTACGCACGGCGCTATCAATAAGAGAGCGAAGCGTGACAGATGGGAGCGTGACCTGTCCGAAAAAATCCAGCGCAAGGCCGATGCGCTGGTATCCAAAGCGGCAGTATCCAGCGAGGTATCCAAGGAAACCAGAGCTGCAGAGCGCGCCGTAGTCGATGCCAATGCGCAGGCCATTGCCGATGTGCGCCTGGCTCACCGCCGTGACATCCACCGTGCCCGGCGCATCACTAATGCGCTGCTGGACGAGCTGGAGCAGCAGGCCGACGCCGACACCGTAGCCCTGTTGGAGCAGTTGGGCGAGAACATGCGCAACCCCGACGAGAACGGGATTGACCGCCTCAATGACCTGTACCACAAGGTCATCAGTCTGCCCGAGCGCTCCAAGACCATGAAAACGCTGTCCGAGAGCCTGCGCATGCTGGTGGACATGGAGCGCACGGCCTTCGGTATGAATGAGCGTGACGACGATCACAAGCCGGACCCGCTCAAGGCTTTGCTGATGCGCGTGGCCTCAAACAGCAATAGCGGCTTCACGCCGATTGCTGATGATCCAGAGCGCCCTGCACAGCCGCCGGCGCCTTCGTCGTTGCCAGTCAATCCCAATCCATCCGAACAGGATGACGAGGACGATTGAGCATGGCCGGCCTGGTGCACACCACCCCTCTGAATCAGATCCCGAGCAACCCAGAGGAGCTGGAGCGCTGCCTGGCTGATCCTGAGTGGCGCATCTTCTCTGGGTGCCTCTACAAGATCATGATCAAGGGCGATGGGGACGATGATGCTTACTCGGTCCCCTTCAAGCCCAATCGCGCTCAGAAGCGTTTCCTGAAGCGCCTTTGGCATCGCAACATCATTCTCAAGGCGCGTCAGCTGGGTTTCACAACCCTGATCGCCATCCTTTGGCTGGACCATGCGCTTTTCAACGCTGACCAGCGCTGCGGCATCATCGCCCAGGACCGCGAAGCCGCTGAGGTTATCTTTCGGGACAAGGTGCGCTATGCGTATAACAACCTGCCCGATGAGATCCGCGAGCGCTTCCCTCTGAAGCGCGACAGCGCGACAGAGCTGCTTTTCGCGCACAACAATAGCTCGGTGCGCGTGGCTACATCCATGCGCTCAGGCACGATCCATCGCTTGCATATCTCGGAGTTCGGCAAGATTTGCGCGAAGTATCCCGAGAAGGCAAAGGAAGTGATGACGGGCTCAATCCCGGCAGTGCCTACTAATGGCATTCTGGTGATCGAGAGCACTGCAGAGGGTGCCAACGGCGAGTTCTACGAGCTGTCCAGTCGCGCCGAAACGCTGCATTACACGCACATCAAGCTGACTGTGCGCGACTACCGGTTCCACTTCTATGCCTGGTGGCAAGAGCCGAACTACCGCATGGACAGCTCTCTGGTGGAAATCACGCCAGAGCAGCATGAATACTTTGAGCGCATCGAGCAAGAGGCCGGCTGCACCATCGACCTGGACCAGCGCGCCTGGTATGTGGCCACCCAGGCTGCCGACTTCGCAGGGCGCGAAGAGCGCATGTGGCAGGAATACCCCAGCACTCCAGCCGAAGCCTTCCAGCAGTCCACCGAAGGCCACTATCTCACCAAGGTGCTGCAGGTGGTCACCAAGCGTGGCGGTATTTGCAAGGTCCCGGTGCTGGATTTGCCCGTATACACCTTCTGGGACATTGGGGCGAGCGATGGCTGCGCTATCTGGTTTGCCCAGTCCCTGCGCGGCGAAGACCGGTTTATCGACTACTACGAAGAGCACGACGAGGACTTGCGCCATTACGTGACCCACCTGCAGAGCCTAGGCTATGTGTTTGGCAAGCACTTCCTACCTCATGACGCTGACCACAAGCGCTTGGGCGACTACAACCGCAGCACGCGCGAGCAGCTGCAGCAGCTGATGCCAGGCCAGAGCTTTGTCATCGTGCCGCGCATCACGGAGCTGCAGACCGGCATCAACACCCTGCGCAAGCACATGAAAGGTGCTTGGTACGACAAGGAGCGCTGCGCCTTTGGGGTCGAGCGCCTGCGCGGCTACAAGAAGAAATACAGCACTGCCTTGGCCAAGTTCATCAATGAGCCAGACAAGGCAAATGGATGCACCGAAGGCGCGGACGCGCACCGGCAGTGGGCCCAGGCGAAGGAAACCGGGCTGTACACCCCGAGCGATGACAGCTACGGCTCCAACCATTCCAGCTACGAAGAACCTGAAGCGCCCGATTGGCGCGCGTGAGAGCAACCATGCAATACATCAAGCCCCCTCAAAACGCGGATCTGGGCGAACCCATGACCGTGCTCGAATACGCCAAGATCGTGCAGGAATGCATTGACCAGCCCCCATGGCGCGCGGCAGCCGACAAGGAGGCCGACTATGCTGACGGCAACCAGCTGAGCACGGAGCTGCTCAAGCGCTTGCAGGCCACGGGAGTGCCGCCGGCCAAAGAGAACGTGATTGGCCCGGCCATCGCGGCCATCTGCGGCTTTGAGGCCAAGACGCGCACAGACTGGCGTGTGACACCGGACGGCGACCCCACAGGCAAGGATGTGGCCGACGCGCTGAACTATCGGCTCAACCAGGCCGAGCGCTTTTCCAAGGCGGACGCGGCCATGAGCGAGGCATTCAAGCCCCAGGCGGCAGTGGGCCTGGGCTGGGTCGAGGTGGCGCGCAGCAGCAACCCGCTCGAGTACAAGACCCGCTGCCGGTATATCCACCGCAATGAAATCCATTGGGACATGCGCGGCGCGGAGAAAGACCTCTCCGATGCGCGCTGGCTGCTGCGGGAGCGCTTCATCAGCAAGGAGCGCACCGCGCGCGCCTTTGAGAACATGGCGCAGCTGATCATGCAGGCGCAGACCGTCAGCGGCCTGGGCGGCTACGGCGGCTATGTGACCGAAGGCGGGGTATCGACGGGGTTGCTCTCGGCGGCCGACGCCAATCGTGCCTGGACCACACGCGAGCAGGCCTGGTACCGCCACGAGTCGGACGAGGTGTGCCTGGGTGAGCTCTGGTACCGACGTTGGGTGAACGTGGTGCTGCTCAAGATGCGCGGCGGCCGGGTGGTCGAGTTCGATGCAGCGAACCCAGCCCATCAGGCGGCCGTGGCTGGCGGGCAAGGCAAGCTGGAGCGCGCCACAGTGGCCCGCATGCGCCGCTCATACTGGATGGGGCCGCACATGCTGCATGACAGCGCCAGCCCCTACCCGCACCCGCATTTCCCGTATGTGCCGTTCTGGGGCTACCGTGAGGACATGACGCGCGTGCCGTTCGGCCTGGTGCGCGACATGATCTTTCCGCAGGACAACCTCAATAGCTCCATTGCCAAGCTGCGCTGGGGCATGGCCAGCACCCGGACCGAGCGGACCAAGGGCGCGGTGGCAATGTCAGATGATCAATTCCGCAGGCAGATCGCCCGGCCCGATGCTGACATTGTTCTGGATCCTCAGGCCATGGCCCAGCAAGGCGCCCGCTTTGAGGTCAAGCGCGACTTTCAGCTCAACAACCAGCAGCTGCAGATGATGGCCGACAGCCGTGCGGCGCTGCAGCGGGTCGGCTCCATCACCGCGGCTTTCCAGGGGCAGAAGGGTAATGCCACCAGCGGAGTGCAGGAGCAGACCCAGGTGGAGCAGTCGCAGATCAGCATTGCCGACCTGATGGACAACTTCAAGGAAGGGCGCGCCATGGTGGGCGAGCTGATCCTGGCTCTGGAGATCGAGGACCTGGGCGAGGAGCGCGAGGTGATCGTGATCGAGGGCGACACCATCAACCCGCCGCGCACCGTGGTGCTCAATGAAACCGTGGAAGAGGGCGGGCTGCGCTATCTGTCCAATGATGTGCAGCGCACGCGGCTCAAGGTGGCCTTGTCGGATGTGCCATCCTCCTCGAGCTTCCGCGCGCAGCAGCTTGCCGCGCTGTCCGAAGCCGTCAAGGCCTTGCCGCCTCAGATGCAGCAGGTGGTGATGCCCTTCATGCTGGACCTGATGGACCTGCCGCGCAAGGAAGAAATCATCAAGGTCATCAAGAATGCGACCCAGCAGACCGACCCCGAGCAATTGCGCAAGCAGATCGAGCAGGAGCTGCAGCGGGACCTCAAGGAGCGAGAGCTGGATCTGCGCGAGCGTGAAGTGGCGGCGCGCGAGAAACTGATGGCTGCGCAGCAAGTGCAGACGGGCGTGCAGGCAGCGTACAGCGCCATGCAGGGCGGTGCTCAGGTGGCCCAGATGCCGATGATTGCGCCCATCGCGGACGAAATAATGAAGGGAGCCGGCTACCAAGCCCCCAATCCTGGCGGCGATGACCCGAATTTCCCCACAGCCAGCCAAACGGCAGCCATGAATATCAAGAGCCCCTATATCCAGGGGCAGGGGCCGGAGGGCGCGGCTACAGCAGGTGCTGGTGCAGAAGCCGGCGCGGCGCCAGAGGTGCGCGAGAACACCAGCCCAGCCTATCCGCCGGTGCCGCAGGACGCCGGTACCGGCATGCAGGGCATAGAGACTCCGCGCACTGGCGACAACCTGGGTTAGCGGCTGTACCCCACTAGAGTTAGACCGCCACGCGCCGACCGGAGACACTTCATTCCATCGAAGCGCGAAAGCGAAGAGATACAGCCCACTCGTGATGAGTCGGCCCATTCCCACCGCTGGAGAGTGTGATGGTCAGGGCTTCGGCCCTGGCCTGATCCTCGAATCGGTGTGCCCCACCAACAGGCCCAGCCGGATAGCTGGGAACGGAGCACAGCAGAGTGAACGAAGCTCAAAAACTCTTGGCAGCAGCCTTTGCAGGCGAATTGGATCTGGATGCGGATGCTTCCGGGTCTTCTGGCGTTTCTGCACCCGAAGGCACGGCCGCCCCGGCAAATGCCGAGAGCACCCAGGCAGCGACTGAAGCTGCCGCCGGCGCTGAAGCCGCCACCACAGCCACCACAGCAGGCACTGCCGCAAACGCATCGGCTCAGGAAGAGCACGAAGGCGCGCCCATTGCAAGCAAGTCCGGCGGCTACACCATCCCCTATGAAAAGCTGACAGAGGCACGCACTGCGCGCGATTCGGCCATTGCCGAGCGCGACCAGCTGCGCGCCCAACTGGAGCAGATGACGGCCGCGCAGGCTGCCAATCTGCAGCAAGCCCAGGCCGAAGCCCAAGCCCGTGCGGATGCCGGGAAGGCTCCGACCCAGGCCGACCAGAATCTGGCAGCTGCCAAGAGCCTGGTGGACGGTGGCGCTGACGCCTCTCTGTTCGGGAGCTTTTCCGAAGAAGACATTGCAGCCGGCATCAACAAGCTGGTTGCCGATCAAGTCGCCGCCCGAGTGGAGGCTGCATTGGCTCCCCAACGCGAGGCGCAAGCCCGTGAGCAGGCGGTGACAGCAGAGCAGGCGCACACCCAGAAGATTCTGGATGCGCACAAGGATGCCTTTGAAGTCGCTGAATCCAAGGAGTTCGCCAGCTGGAAGTCTGGTCAGCCTGGATACCTGCAGGCGGCCATTGATCGCACCCTGCAAGCGGGCTCCGCCCAGGATGTGATTGACCTGCTCGGCCAGTTCAAGCAGGTCCACGCGGGCACGGCAGGCGCGGCGACTAGCGACCCCACGGCCGCAGCAGTGGCCAAGGCCCTGGCCAACGCCAAGACCGAACCCCCTGTGAGCCTGTCGAGTCTGCCCGGCGCGGCACCCGCAGGCACCGAGGCAGAACGCGCAGTTGCGCTGGCCAGCGATCCGGCTGCTCTGTTGGAGTACATGAGCAGCCTGCCCCGCGACCGCCAGACCAGTCTGATGAATAGCGTGGTGTAGCCGTCAGGCGCGCCACAAACCATTTTCCGGGCCATCTCGTGATGAGAGCGCCCTTGTCCCATAGCAGGAGGACTTGATATGTCCAAGACCAGTGTAGGCGCAGGCTCGTCCAATGCGCAGTTCGTGCAAGCGGCCGGACTGTTCGCGCAGTCCATGCAGCGCAACTCCAAGCTCAACCAGATGGTGGGCACCATGCCCAAGGGCGAGGGCTCGGCGGCAGCCACGCTGCGCAAGCAGACCACCAACGATATGCCCATTGTGCGTACGGTGGACCTGTCGCGCGGCAAGGGCGACGAGGTGGAGTTCCACTTTGTGCAGCCCGTGGGCGCGTACCCCATCATGGGTGCCCGCATGGCCGAGGGCAAGGGCACGGGCGTGTCGCTGGACAAGGCTCGTGTCCGCGTCAACCAGGCGCGTTTCCCCGTGGATGTGGGTGACACCATGACCGACCTGCGCTCGCCCGTCGAGTTCCGCAAGATCGGCCGTCCCATCGCCCAAGGCCTGATGGATCGCTACCAGGACCAGGGCTCCCTGATGCATCTGGCCGGCGCGCGCGGCTTCCACAACAACATCGAGTGGGCCATCCCCACCGAAGATCATGCGGACTTTGAAGCCATTGCGGTCAACCCCGTGCTGGCTCCCACCAAGAACCGCCACTACATTGCCGATGGCGATGCGATCAAGGGCTTCGCGGTCAATGCCGGGGAAATGGATATCGCATCGACCGATGCGCTGACCATGACGATTGTGGATGCCTGCCGCACGCTGGTGGAGTCCATCGCGCTGCCTCCTCCTGCGATCCGTCTGCCCGGCGACCAGGCGGCCGACGATTCCCCACTGCGGATGCTGATGGTGAGCCCGGCTCAGTATCACCAGTTTTCGCAGGACAAGGATTTCCGCCAGTTCCAGGCCAACGCGCTGACCCGCGCCAGCCAGGCCGAGCGTCATCCTCTGTTCCTGGGCGAAGTGGGCCTGTGGAACGGCATTCTGATCTGCAAGCAGCCGCGCCCCATCCGCTTCTATGCCGGCGACACCATCAAGTACTGCGCCAGCCACACCAGCGATCAGGAGAGCTCCTGCATCGTGCCGGCCAGCTTCGGCACGACCCACGCCGTGGACCGTGCGTTGCTGCTGGGCGGCCAGGCCCTGGCCCAGGCGTTTGCTTCCAGCCGTCACGGTGGTATGCCCTTCTTCTGGAAAGAGAAGGAATTCGACCACGACGACAAGATGGAGCTGCTGATTGGCGCCATCCAGGGCACATCCAAGGTGCGCTGGGCCGTGGACCAAGGCAACGGCACCAAGCATTACACCGATCACGGTGTGATCGCCCTCGATACCGCCGTGCCCATCATCGGCGCGCGCCAGTAATCCAGTCCGATCGGGCGCGGCCAAGGCGCGGCGCCTGATCTGTCTGGGTCTGTGTTCCCTCTCGATTCGGTCTAGGAGCCAATCATGTCTATCGTGACGACCCAACAGAAGCACGGCAATCAGCTGGGCTCTACCCCCTGGGGCAATCTCAATGCCCTGCATTTCATTCTCAAGACCGGTGCCAATGGCGGCGCGCTGCAGGCCGACTCCAATGCACCCCTGGCCGCGGGCGACAAGGTGCGTCTGGGCGTCATTCCCGCCGGCTCCACGCTGGTGGATGCCCTGGCGGTCGTGTCCGCCGGGCTGACCGCCACCGTCAAGGGTGATCTGGGCTTTGAATACGTCAATGCTGTGGACGACGCCAAGACGCCCCAGGACGCGACGTACTTCGGCGCTGCTCTGGATCTGGCCGCTGCCGCGCGCCTGCGCAATACATCCACCAAGGCACCCGTGACCCTGCCCAAGGACGCCTATCTGGTGCTGACCACCTCGGGCGCGGCCAACGCCAAGGCGGCCCGCGTCGATGTGGTGCTGCAGGTCATCTCCACCGGCGCCCTGTAAAGAGCGCTCCCGGGATGCGGGCCTGCCTTTGGGTAGCGCCCGCATTCGTCCATCTGAACACTCCCCAGCATCATGAACTTTGTACGCATCACCTATACCGGCCGCAAGCTCTACCGCGACCGCGCCACCGGCCACATCTGGCAGCCCGAAGAGGAGCGCCTGGTGAGCGAAGCCATCGCCAAGCCACTGCTCAAGTTTGTGGAGTTCAAACGCACGGCAGACCTCAAGCCTGCGGCGCCCGAGCAGCAACAGCAGCAGCAACTGGGCCAGCTGGAAAACGGCACCCAAGGCACTCAGCAGGGTTCGGTGGTGACTACAGAGCAGGACAGCGATCAATCCAATGCGCAGAAGCCTGAGCTCACCGAGCAAGAGATCGCAGCGCTGGAGCAGCAAGCCCTGGACGACAAGGCCAAGGAAGTGGACGACCAGCGCGAGGCCATGCTGATCACCGTGCAGGGCATGAACAAAGCCGCACTGATCGAGTACGCCCAGAAGTACGACCACGCTTTTGATGCCAAGGCCAAGGTGGACGACATGCGTATCACGGTCAACGGCCTGATTCACCAATTCGGGGTGCGCTGATGAACCTCGAGGACCTGATTGCCTCTTTCCGCGAGGACTCCACCGACAAGCTGGAGCCCTATCTGTGGGACGACGACACCGTGACGCGCTGGCTCAATGAAGCGCAGGACGAGGCTGCTGTGCGCGGCCGTTTGCTGCTCGATGACAGCACGCCGGCGGTGACCACCATAGCGGTGAATGCGGGTCAGGCCTCGTATCAGCTCCACGCCAAGGTGTACGAGATCGCGCACCTGCACTGGCAGCCAAGCGCGGCGGCCCATCGCGGCAAGCCCGTGGATCTGGTGACGCGCGAATGGCTGGACCGACGCCACCCTGATTGGCGCGTGCGCCTGGACTGCGATGCGATGTATGCCATCCAGACCGAGGGCGCGCTGCGCTTGGTGCCCACGCCGCGCGAGCCTGGGGTGCTGACGCTGGAGGCCTATCGCTTGCCGCTCAAGCCCCTGGCCAACGATCCCGACAAGCCGGAGATCCACGCGGCCAGCCACCCCTATCTGGTGTATTGGGCGCTGCACCGGGCTTTCAGCCAGCCCGACAGCGATGGGTTTGACCCGCAGCGCGCGGCCACGGCCGAGGCGGCTTTTACCGGCTACTTTGGCGCGCGGCCTGACGCGGATCTGCGCCGCGCCACTCGCCACGATGTTCCCCAGGTCAATGCGACCTACATTTTTTAAGGTGCCGCATGTTCGGACTGTCCAAACCCTCTACCAAAGCCCAGGCGGGTGCCAGTCAACCTCAACTGGGCCTTAAACCCGACTCTGCGCCAGCACAGCGAGCGCAGGCATTGAACCAAGCACCGGACTCCATTCCGGGCATGTTCAAGCCCGGTGAGTTCGTGCTGCCGCCCGACACCGTGCATGCCATGGGTGGCAAGCAGGCGCTGCAGGGGGTGGTCGATGCCACGCATACGCCCGTGTCGGGTGGATTTGGCCTGCGGCGCCCACCAGAGGCTGCGGCCAAGCCGGGGCCCGGGCTTGGCCTGCATCGATCAATGCTGCGGTCTGCCGACCCCGTGGAGGCTCCACAACTGGGTCTCAGGCCCAAGGTGTTCTTCGCCAATGGCGGCGCGCCGGAGGATCAGATTCAGCAGTCCGGCGTGGCTGCGAAGCCGAGTGCGGCGCCCAGCCCGAGCAATACCTTCCCTGGCAATCGATTGCCGGGGAGTAGTGGATTCAGCAGCGCTCCGCCCAGCGCACCTGCCGCTGCGCCGCAACCAGCGCCAGCAGGTATGTCGGACAGTCAGCGTGCTGAGGCTCTGGCTCAGATCCCGACCGGCGGCCCAAAGGCGCCCGCTGCTGATGGCTCGCAGGATTCTTGGAGCAACACCGAAGCTGGCCGCAATTTTGGCAATGCAGTGGCATCGCTGCCCGGTCTTGGTGGAGCAGGGCGTGTGGCCTCGACAGGCGGCGCAATCAGTCGAAGCTTTAACGCGGCTTCTACTGCTGCGAACAATGCCGGTCGTGCAGTGCTTGGTACAGGCCTCTTGGGTGGCGCTTCGCCTGCGGCAGCCGCTTCCGCAGACCCCGTTGCGCCCGCGACATCAACGGCTGGCGCTGGCCGCGGATCTATCAATCCGCCGCTGGTCAATCCAGGCGCTGCAGCACCCACTGTCGCATCCACACCGTCTGCCCCGAGCAATCAGGTGATGGAAGGGGTGTACAACCACGGGCGCGGTCAGTACAGCGACCAAGCCGGCGGCATGGGCTTCTCGGCGGGATTCACTGGCAAGCCCAGCGCACAAAACAACGCAGCTGCAGGCGCGCTAGCGCAGTCAGAAGCGGGTGGATTTGGCCTCAAGCGTCCAGCGCAGCCTGAACCTGGTGGCTTTGGCCTGCAGGCCCCGACTGTCAGCCACAGCGGCAATGACTGGGCAGCGCGCCAGCGACTCAAGAATCTGGAAACATCGGCCAGCTCGATCATGAACACCCAGCGCTGGGGCGGCAGAGGCGCGGCCAATAACCCGGCAGCACAGAACTTCCTGGACGCAAGTCGCGCCGACCTGGCGGCGCAGGGCAAAGAGCCTGATATGCAGATGCGAACCAATGAGATCAATGCCGGTCTGCACCGCGCGGCCATGGCCGAAGCTGGAGCAGACCGCCGCGCCGACGGGCAAATGGGCTTGGGACTGCGACGCCTGGACCTGGATCAGCAGCGCAACCAGCTCGATGCCAAGCGCGTGGCCAGTGATGAACGCCTGCGCGCGCCACAGATTCGCGCAGCCGAGCGCTTGGGGCAGTTGCAAGAGGCTTACATCAATGCCAAGACTCCCGAAGAGCAGGCCGCGCTTGCAACCCAGATGCGCGCTTATTCAGGCAAAGACGAAGCCGATTGGAAGGTGCAAGTCACCCCTGCAACCAAGAACCTGGATGGCTCTACAACTGCAGGGTCAGTCATTCGCTACAACAGCCGTACTGGAGATGTGCAGGAGGTAAATGGGGTTGGCGGTAAACCGCCGGTGCCAGCCAAAGACTCGCTGAAAGCTGGTCAGGTCTATCAAACTCCCCGCGGGCAAGCGCGATGGAATGGATCGGAGTTTGAGTTGGTTGGCTAGCTAGCGTCCTGAGCCGTAAGCCTCTTCATATGTGAAGGTGGGCTTGTCATACAGCCTCCTGCAGGAGACTCCGATCATGGCTGCAGCCTGGTTGCTCCGGGTGTCCTTGGCCTTGGCTACGACACACTCGGCACCGGAGTTGTAGCCCATGAGGCCGCGGCCTGAACCTTGTGGGACTGCCTGAATGGCGCCTGGGTTTGCCTTCAGGCATACCTGGTGCACGGCCTGGGCAGCAATGTCGTTCACCGCGCCAGGGGCCTTGTCCAGGATGCAGGTGGCGTAATTGGCTGCCTGGGCCTGCGCGGCGACCAGCGCCAGCAGTGCGCCACCTAACAATGCCCTTATGTTCTTTTGCATGGCTCCTCCTAGCGGTTTATTTTTTTGCTTTCGGTGGCGTAGGGGTCTGAACAATGCCGGGTGTACCCATTTGCAGAGCGTTGAAGCCTTGGGCCTGCAGCACTCGAGTTGCGGCAGCTTCACCAGCCTTTGCCGCGAGCTTCTCGAGCTGCTCAACCGCCTCCTTGGGCCAGGGATCTGCTGGATTCTGTAGGCCAAATGAGCCCTCAAGACGCGCCACGATTTCGGCGTTGAACGTCCTATTGTTCTCCTTCGCTGACTCGTGAATCTTCGCGTGGAGTTCAGGAGGCACGCGCAGAGCCGTGCGGATGTAGTCGTCTTGGGTAGCCATAGCTTAAGTTTAGTTCATGGCTTCAAATTGAAGTTGACTTCAAAATGAAGCCTGATATGATTTGATTCAGCTTCATAGTGAAGCCGAAAGGAAAGTATGGGGATCAACCAGACACAGGCAGATTGGCAGAGGACAGGCCTTCGTCTGCCGCGCGACTTGCATCAGCAGGTGCATGAGGCAGCGAAGGAAGATGACAGGACCTTCAACAGCCAGATAGTGGCATTCCTGCGGGAATGCGTTGAAGCAAGGTTGGCTCGGAGGGCAATCGATGCGTGAGCAGCCTGAAAAAGGAAACGCCTCAGAGGGTCGGATCTCTGAGGCGTCGAGTGTCAAAAACCAAGCGATCAATCAAGGTATCAACATGGATGATTCTACCCAAGCTAGCGCAAATCGCGCTATCACCGTACCGTTTCATGGCGCCGAGCTGTATGTTGTGGAGCACAACGGCCAGCCGTACACGCCGATGAAACACATCGTGGAGGGTATGGGCCTCGATTGGAAAAGCCAGCACAGGAAACTGGCTTCGAATCGTGGGCGCTGGGGTATGGTCGAGTTGACCATACCTTCTACGGGTGGTGATATAGAGCTGCGTGGTCATGATGACCATGCAGGTCAACGCCGCCGTGTGACATGTCTGCTGCTGCGAAAAGTTGCTGGCTGGCTGTCTACAATTGATTCAGGCCGAGTAAAGAACCCAGAAGTCCGCGCCAGAGTCATTCAGTATCAAAACGAGTGCGACGACGCTCTTTGGCAGTACTGGAACGACGGCACCGCCATCAACCCGCGCGCGGCCTATGCCGTGAACCCGGGTGACAAGCTGACGAAGGAAGAGGCTGAAACGCTTCGCCTGATGTTGAAAAATGCTGTTGATCGGCAGCCCAAAGAAAAGCAGGGGACGCTGATGATGGAGGGCTGGAGCAAGCTGAAAGCTCATTTCAACGTTAGCTATCGTGAGATTCCTCGCCACGAATTCAGCGAAGCTGTCTCGATCATCGCGCGTCACACTGCTGCGTGGGAAGTAGTGGACGAGACGCCCTCTAGACAGACCAACTTTGACGATGCAGTGCGCCTTGACCACGCATTTGCGATTGCGACACAAACGGCGGCCAAAGTACAGCGGGTGGTCTTCAAGGGGATCATGTCGGGCAATGCGGACTGGCGGCACGGCCGCTATCTGCTTGGCATGTTGGCTGGTGGGCCTGACGAGGACGTGGGGGTGGAACTGCAATCGGTCGCGCCCGATGCTTGCGTAGTGCCCATTTCAAGATTCCACAAAGTCCTGGAAGACACCATTCTGGTTGACGCTCAAACTCTGACGCGCCTTGCATCGGTCTGTACCGCGCGCCTGGGGCGCATGGCGCAGCGCACGACGGCATGAGCGCATGACGCCTTCATGCTCCCTTTTTCTCAAAAGGCTCCTAGGTGAAGGCGAAAGGGTCAGGAGCTTGAGGCATTAGTTTTCGCTTTCGCATCAAGCTCTTGTGCGTGTTACGCTGCAGTCCTATCCCGTAGAGGCAGCCCAGAAAGGGTCAGCCCCGGCTTTAGCAATCTTCTAAGGTTCTCTGCCGCACAGGTCGCTTTGAGGGTGATTGTGGCTACACCCAGTGGTGGTCAGATGGGAATCATCTTCCCAAAGATAGCCTGAGTCTTCGAGGTGCCCGCTTCGGCGGGCCTTTTCATTTTTGCGTGCTACGCTTGGCGTGAGCAAGTTGACTGCTGTGTGAGAGGCCACTATTGGTCCGTGTGCAAAAAGCTGGATCTTGAGGGTTACATGAGAAAAATTGAAATTATGGAGTGGCGATGCTAACCAAATTAATTTTGGAAAACTGGAAAAGTTACGAAAAGGCTGAGCTATTTATTGATCAACTTTCAGTCTTGGTTGGAACGAACGCAAGCGGTAAGTCAAACGCCCTAGATGCATTATTGTTGCTGCAGAGATTGGCTCAAGGCAGCATGATTATGGCAGCTCTTCAAGGCGATAGTACACAGCAAGCTGTTCGAGGTGGTATAGAGTGGGCAGCACGTCGGCCTGAAACTGCTTTCACGGTGGGTGCAGTTTGTCGGGCTGATGATTTCACTGATTATGAGTATAGAGTCAAGATAGAAGCTCGCGGTGGGCGATGCGACTTGGTTTCAGAGCAGCTTGTGAGGGTTAAATATAGGGCGAACAAAAGTGGGGAGCGAGGTTCAAAGTCCGGTGAGATTAAACTATTTCGTACGGACACATGTAGCCCGGCGGATCCAACTATTACCGCTCGTCTTTATAACGAAAAACAAGGTACCCCTCGGCCTTTAAGTAGAGCACACAGTGTCCTATCGCAAATATTTGGTCAGAAGCTTCGGCAAGAAATTCAAGATGGCGTTGCCAATGTGTTAGGCACGTTAAAGGATATTTTTATTCTTGATCCAATACCATCGCATATGCGAAATTACACTGCATTATCAGATCAGTTAGAACCTGATGCAAATAATATTGCAGGGGTTTTGGCTGCATTGCCGGAAAAGCAACGAAACAGAATTGAGAGTGTTTTAACGCGTTACGGAAGTAGGTTGCCGGAGAGGGATATCAAACGTATCTACACTGAAAAGGTGGGGAAGTTCGGCTCTGATGCCATGCTCTACTGTGAAGAACTATGGGGGGCGAAGGGCCAAGTGTCCACCGTCGATGCGCGCGGCATGTCTGATGGGACATTACGTTTTTTGGCAATTATGACTGCTCTTCTAACTCGCCCATCTGGCAGCTTGCTTGTTATCGAGGAGGTCGACAATGGACTCCATCCATCGCGATCTGCTTTGTTGCTTGATATGCTGAAGGATATTGGAATAAGTCGCAATGTTGATGTTTTAGTTACTACTCATAACCCTGCGCTTTTAGATGCAATGGGTAATGAAATGGTTCCATTTATCACGGTTGTTAATCGGGATTTGAACAAAGGATTTAGTACTCTCACATTGCTTGAAGAGATGGAGGATCTGCCAAAATTGTTGTCTTACGGTAGCATAGGTCGGATATCATCAAAAGGGCTTCTTGAAAAGAAGAAAAACTAATATTGTCAAGAAGTTCAATGAAAAAAGTACTAATTATAGACACCTCGCTGCTTTGCTGCTGGTTAAAGGTCCCTGGAAAGGAAACAGCAGGCTCTGATGATGATAAATGGAACTATGATAGAGTCAATGCACTAATTGAAGAGGAAAAGAGAGGCGGCGCTTTTTTGGTGTTGCCTCTAGCATCATTAATTGAAACCGGGAATCATATTGCTCAGTCAAGTGGGAATAAGTACCGGTGTGCTAAGAATTTTGCCAAAATTATAGGTCAATCTGCAAATGCTAGTGATCCATGGATAGCATTTTCAGATCAGATTGATCTATGGAGTCCAGAGAATTTGCAATATCTTGCTGACAGTTGGCCTGATTTAGCGGTGCAGAGTATTTCTATCGGTGATGCAACAATTAAAAATGTTGCTGATTTTTATGCTAAAGCTGGATTCCATGTAGTAATATTGACTGGAGATGCAGGATTAAAAGCATATGAGCCTGTAAAGCCGGCGCTTGTTCCGAGGCGTCGAAAGTAGTGTCAAGTGGTATGCATGATCCTTGCAAAAAAGTAGTGTGCGAAGTTCGGAGATAAGAGCTGAATCTCGTGGCCGTGTTCGGCATGCTTTTTTGCTGGGAGCGACCTTCGATTGACCGCTTTCAAATGATGTTGCTATAGGTGTGGCCGTCGAAGGGTACGTGAGCACTTGAGAAGCATGTGAGTCGCATATTCTTCGAGCAGATGCGCGATAAAAGTAAGGTTGTAGCGTCAAAGTTCTGATTTCGATAAGCCAATGACTGCTTCTGTTCTGGATTGAACCAGCCATATATTCGCTTCCAGCTGTCTATCCGTCCGCCTTGTCGCGGACAATTAGTAAAAGGCCCGCCTTGGCGGGCTTTTTTGCGCCCCCGCTAGGGTTCGACCTACGGGCGGGGGTGAGGTGTCATTGGGGGATGAGCAAAAGCACTTTCTCCTATGAAGATGCCTACGGACAGGCGCCCGTCGGTAGTAGCCTCTCCTTAAAGCAGGCTGGCAATTCTTCCTATGAGGATGCTTTCGGCGTTGAGCAGGCCTCGCCTCAAGCACCTAGCTTGCAACGTAGCGCTGGAGATTCGGTCATTGCTTTGGGATCAGGGATCACCCAAGGCGTCAAGATGCTCACGGATGTGGCGGGCACGGACAACGCCGCATCGCGCGCGCTGGGTAAGGCCACGGATGCGCTGACCGATCTTTCCTCTCCCTACGCGAAAGCCAAGAAGCAGGAGCGCGCCGAGAAGATCAAGGCAGCAGAGGACTCGGGCAGTACCTGGGAAGAGGTGAAAGCCTATGCCGGTAGCTTTGCCGACGCGCCACTTGATACCACGCTGAATGCCTTGGGCACTTCTGCAGCTCCTATCGTTGCCGGGACTCTTTCTGGCGTTGCAGCTATCCCTGTAGCAGCTGTGCGCGCGGCCCAAATCGGCCTCGCTGCGGCACAGGGTGTGGGGGGCATCAAGGGGCAGATCCATGAAAGCGTGAAGCAGAAGCACCTCGAGGCTGGGGCGACAGAGGCGGAAGCGGCTAGGCGCGCTGACGCAGCCCAGGCCTACACAGGGCCCAACGCAGGGAGCATTGCGCTGGGCGGCGCACTAGGCGCGGCAGCAGGTGGCACCGGCGCTGAGAGCGCTGTCCGGCGAATGGCTGGCCAGCGTTTAGCAGCCGAGGCAGCCGAGAAGGCGGCCCCTGGTGTCTTGCGCTCTGCAGTCGCGGGCGCGGCCAAAGAAGCCCCGATGGAAATGCTGCAAGGTGGTCAGGAGCGGCATGCGTCCAACACGGCCTTGCAGGGCGAAGGCTTCGATGTGCCAACTTGGCAGGGTGTTGCCGGACAGGCTGCACTGGAAGGCCTGGCCTCAGCTCCGATGGGGGGCGGCTTCGGCGCGGTGGAGGGTATGGCTCACAAAGGTGCGACACGCCGGCATGGTGAGGGCGCAGCTGCCTTCGCCTCTGGTGAGCCGCGCACGCCACCTGATTCGATCAAGAGCGTCGTAGCCAAGGCGCAGTGGGTAAGGGGCTGGGACGAGGCGGCAGCGAATGTCCTGAAAACTGCTGAAGATGCAACGGGAGCTGCGGTGGCAGCCGGCGCGCAGCAGCCAGACGCCCAGGCCTGGACCACCAGTGAAGGCGCCGCACCAGTTGAGGCTGCTGAGTCAGGTACTGCTGTTGCATCCCCGGCCAATGCTCCAAATCTGGATTATGAAACCCTGCCGGGCGCGGCTCCCGAGGCCCAGGGCAATGAAATCGACTTCACGCGCGACTTTCCGGCCCCTGAGTGGGGCACGGAGCTGGGCGCTGCTGGCCAGCAGCCTGCCGCCACGGCCGCGCCAGAGCTGACACCCTCTCAGGCCATGGGCCTGGACCCGAACGCGGGCGCACTTTCCAAGGCTGCCGCAATGGCGGTGGATTCTGGCGCTTCCCCTGTGTTGCAGCCCCAGGTAGCGCCAGTGGTTGAGCAGCAGGGCGCGCCACAGGTGCCCGCCGGCGTGGATCCGGACACCGGCGAGGTATCGCTGCAGGCCCAGATGGACGAGCTCAAGAGCCGCATTGCTTTCATGAATCAGCAGGGCGCGACGCAAGGCTGGGACGGCAACAGGGCTGCCCAGCGCAATGCGCTGCAGACCCAGCTCACCCGGCTGGAGCTGCAGGCTGCTGGCGGTCAGGGGCGCGGTGCTTCGACCGCCGGCGCGCCAGCACCTGTGCAGTTGACCGGCATCAATCAGATCCTGGCCAAGCAGGTTCCCGAGATGAGCGAGCAGCAGCTGCAGCAGGCCATCGCCCATTACGGCCCCAATCACAAGCGCACCAAGAAACTGGAAAAAGCACTCCAAGCGCTTGCGCAAAAACCGCTGACAGCTATCGAATCAGGAGCAAATGGCAATGTCTCTCAAGCCGATCAAACCCAGCAAGGCAGCGCGCAACCTGCGCCAGCAGGAGCAGCGCAAGCTGGCCAAGATGCAGTCCAAGGGGTAGGCAATGGCACCGCCCCAGCTGCGAACTCTGGAGCGCAAGACCAGAGCGCGAGCCTTGCGAAAGCTCAAGCGCAAGTCTCGGAAGCAGCCGGCGCGGCCCAGGCAGCCGTAGGCAAGGCCGCCCAGATCGCGCGCGAAGGCAATGCAGAGCGTGAAGCCCAGCGCCAGCGCCAGCTCGATGCCAGCGAGCGCTGGACACGCATGACCACGGTTGAGCGCCAGGCCGTGACGGCTAAGGCCCCCGGTCTGACCGTCATCGCACGCAAGAACGTGCATATCCGTGCATGGCCGGACATCAGCGAGAAGATCCGCGAGAAGTTGCTGGACTCGCTGGTGGAGCCGCTTGTGGCACCTGCCAGTAAAGCACCAGAAGCTACAGAAAGCGTAGCAAATGCAGCTCCTGCTGCTGCCTCCGGAGAGGCCCCGGCGAAGCCTGCAGCGCAGCCCGTGGGCGATGAAAAGCAGTTCGCGGCAGAGACTGGCACGCTGGGCATTCCACGTGCCGAGATGCCCCAGGTTCCCACGGCCAACCATGGCGGCCTGGTCAAGCATTTGAATGCCCAGGGCATTGCTCATGAAACCACGACCGTGGACGCGGCACAGCTCAAGCCTACCCAGGCTGAATACTCGCCGTCCAAGGTGGAGGCCGCCAAGAGCGCCACCGGAGACCGTGCGGTGATTGTGTCGAGCGATGGACACATCATTGACGGCCACCACCAGGCAGTCGCGGCAGCCGAGCAGGGCAAGCAGGTCAAGGCCATTGTGCTGGACGCTCCGGTGGAGCAGGCGCTGGCAGCGGTGAAGGCTTCGCCCAGTGCCAATACCGAGGCAGCGGCAGCACCCGCGCCGGCACCCGTGACCGCGCCAAAGTCGGTACCGCAGCGTATGAAGGAGGCGAAGGCTGCCAAGGAGGCAAAGAACACGACTGCCCCCAATGACAGGCAGCGCAAGCAGGATCTGACTCAGGCGCAGGAACTGGCCCAAGGGCAGATTGAGAATCGTGAGCGCCAGAAGAATGAGGCGTGGGCCAAGGTCAAGCAATTGCGGGCCGCCGTGAAGGAGGGCACTGCCAACCGGCTGCAGCTGCTCAAGGCAGAGGATGCCCATCGCAATTTGGTGCGCGAAGTGGATGGTATGCGCGCAAAAGAGGACCCCCGCTTCCGCCGGCAGGAGTCAGAGCAGTTGGCAAGCGCGGCCTTTGATGTGGCCGGCTTCCTGCAAAGCATGGATGAGGGGCAGCCAACTGGTGCTGCAGCTGCTCCGGCACCGACCACGAACTCGGCACCCGCCACGAACGTGCGGCCCAGCTATTCACCGGCGGCCCGTGCCGAGGCGGTGCGCGCGGTCAAGGGCACGGCAGATGCCATTCGGCAGGCCTGGGCCAACGGGCCCGAGGTGATCGTGGCCTTTGACATGCAGGACGCGGTGGTGCCCGAGAGCGCGCGGCGTGCCGACCTCAAGCAGCGCAGCGGCGGCGCCCGGGGTGCTCCGGAAGGGTTCTATTACCAGGGCAAGGTGTATTTGATGGCGTCCAAGCTCAAGACGCCCAACGATGCTGCGCGCGTGCTGTTCCATGAGGCCCTGGGCCACCACGGCCTGCGCGGTCTGTTTGGCAAGGACCTGGGGCTGATCCTGAATCAGGTGGCCACCATGCGCAAGGCGGATGTGGATGCGAAGATTGCTGAGTACGGCCTGCGCCGCGTCAACCGCCTGGACCGTCGCACGGCCGCCGAGGAAGTGCTGGCCGAGATGGCGCAGAACACGCCTCAGATTGGATTTGTGCGCCGGGCCGTAGCCGCAATCCGCAGCTGGCTGCGCGCCAATGTGCCGGGATTCAAGTCGTTGGCCCTGACCGATGCCGAGCTGATCCGCAACTTCATCCTGCCAGCGCGCGTCTGGGTGGAGCGTGGTGGCGTGGAAGGTGGGAGCAACGCAAATGCAACATTCAGTCGTGAAGCCGCGCCAGAGCTACGCATCGCTACCAACTTCACCGAAGCGCGCGAGGCTGCCAAGGCGTTTCAGGGCAAGACGTTGCTCAACGCGGAAACTGGCCTGGAGGCCCGTGTATCTCGCAATACGCTGGACAAGATGCTGAGCCGCAAGGCGGTGGAGCAGTCCACCAATGCGCGGGACCAGTCCATGGCTGTTGCCAATGTGGACCGGCTCTATGAATCAGCAATGTTCGGGTGGAGTAAGGAGGACCGCGATAGCAACTCCAACCTCAAAGCGATTCATCGCTTCTTTGCCCCCATCGAGGTGGATGGGCGGCTGCTGCTGGCGAAGTTGACGGTCAAGGAAACTGTAGACCCCACTCACGGTAACCCGCTGTACACGGTCGAAACTGTGGAGTTCAACGAAAAAACCCCCGCAGCTCAGTGGGTGGACGCATCTGCCAAGGCCGATGGCCAAGACCTGACTTCCATCCGCTCTGCGGGGGCACTAGTAAGTTTAGCTGAAGGGCTGGAGCAGCGCAATGCGACGAGTGGTGGCAGTGCTACGGATGAGTCGATGTTCAGCCGCACAAGTGCGACCAGCATGCCGGATGCCATCATCGGCAGCACCTTGGGCTCGGCTTCTTCACACCCTGACTATGCAGCCGCCAAGGCTGGGGACATCGAGGCAGCCGTGCGCCTGGCCCAGCATTTGGTGACGCCGGAGCTGGTCGCAAAGGTCAAGGCTGCGATCGGTGACTCTAAGCCGGTGGTGGCTCCAGTTGCGGCTGAAGAGGCTACTGGGCGCAACAGAATCCCGGTGGCGGCGGCTGCAGTGCTGGCGCAGCGCCTGGGGCTCGCCACGTCCGGCGCTATCGTGCAGGCCAACCGCGCCCACCGCACCGGCATGGATGGGTTGGACCGCATCTTTGCGCCCGTGGACTTCGCCGGCGCGGTGGAAGCCAAGCCCTATTTGCTGGTGGACGACACCCTGACTCAGGGTGGCACGTTCGCGGCGCTGGCCAGCCACATTCGTGAAGGGGGCGGAACCGTGGCCGGGATCATTGCATTGACCGGCAAGCAGTACAGTGCAAAAATTCAGCCCTCTGCAGAAACCCTGGCTTCCCTCCGACAAAAACATGGTGACCTCGAAAACGAATTCCGCGCCGCCACCGGCTACGGCTTCGACGCACTCACCGAGTCGGAAGCCCGCTACCTCGCGCGCTACGAACCGGCTGACCGACTCCGAGATCGAATCACTTCGCAAGGACACTCAGGACTCGCTGGCGAAGGTTCGGGAAATGCTGGCTCGGAGCCAGTAAACGACGATCCGGTTTTCAGCCGCTCGCGCTTCGCTGACCTCAAGGACAGCGCCCTTGACCAACTGACCAAGACTTTCACCCACGAGGGCAAGGTATCGCTCTGGGACAAGTCCGTGGGCACCATGCGCCACTTGGCTGAGCGCGCGCCAGCCTTCAAGCCGGTCTATGAATCGGCCCAGCAGAATATCGATGACGTGAGCATGCTGGCCAACGATGCGGCCGACATGGCGCCGCGCATCCTGCCGCGTGTGGAGTCGCTGGGAGACCTCAAGAAAAAGCCTGTCTCTGCCGCTGACAACAAGGCCGTGGCCCGGCCGCTGTTTGAGGGCACACTGATCTGGGCGCGTGACGAGAACGGCAAGCCGGCCCTGGTCGACGACCTGCAAAAGCGCTATGCCAATCTGTCAGCCCACAACAAGGCCGCCATGCTGCTCAAGCACGGCAAGATCGACGCGGGCGTGCTGGCCATGTGGCAGGGCCTGCCCGTGGCCCAGTTTGAAAAGCTCATCAATTCGCGCTTTGAGAACAAGATGCTCAAGCCCGGCATTGTCTGGACCGACGCGGAACTGCAGGCGCAGTTCGGGACGGATGCCAACCAGATCAGCCTGTACCGCGAGGCGCGCGCGGCGATTGATCGCTCCATCGACATGACGGCCCGCACGGACATGTTGCGCGTGGTTGGCGAGAAGTACGAGCCCATGCGCGATGCCGTGCTGGCGCAGCCCTCCGTGGAGGCCGCCGCCCAGTTGCTGCTGGACACCCTGGAGCAGGATGCCAAGGCAGATCCCGACTCTGCAGATCGCCTGGGTCGATACATGCAGCAGATCAAGAGCCGCATGGAAACGGCCGTGGATCTGCAGCAGGGCGGCTATGCCCCGCTGTCGCGCTTTGGCCGCTATACAGTGGATGTGGTGGATGCCAACGGCGAGCGCCTGTACTTCGGCATGTACGAAACCGCGCGCGATTCCAACCGGGCCAAGATGCAGCTGGCCCAGGAGTTCAAGGGCGCGACCATCACCACGGGCACCATGAGTGCCGAGGCCTACAAGCTGTTTGCCGGCGTGACGCCCGAGACGCTGGAGCAGTTCGGGGAGATGCTGGGCCTGAAGGCCGAGGGCAATGAAGCCCAGGACAAGGCATTCCAGGAGTTCCTGAAGCTCACCAAAAACAACCACAGCGCCATGAAGCGGCTGATTCACCGCAAGGGCATCGCCGGTTTCAGCGAGGATGTGGGGCGAGTGGTAGCGAACTTTGTCTACTCGAATGCGCGCGCCGGGGCCATGGGTCTGAATGCGGGCAAGATGGAAACGGCCATCGGCAAGATCCCCAAGGAGCAGGGCGAGCTCAAGGATCTGGCCATGGGCCTGCGCGACTACATCCGCGACCCGCAGGAGGAAGGGCAGGCCGTGCGCGGCATGCTGTTTGCCCAGTACCTGGGCGGCTCCATTGCTTCGGCTTTTGTGAATACCACCCAGCCGTTTGCCGTGACGCTGCCTTGGCTGAGCCAGTATGGCGGCATGAAGAAAGCCGGCGCGCAGCTGGCCCGCGCGCTCAAGGATATGGGAACCAAGGGCTTCAAGTATGAAAGCGACTTGGCCAAAGCCTTGCAGTCGGCCGAAGACGATGGCGTGGTCAGCCCCCAGGAAATCCATCAGCTGATGGCTCAGGCCCGCGGCGCGGGCATGCTGCGCTCGGGCGACGGCACCAAGGCGGGCAATCTGCGCGCCGAGGTAGCCAATAAGTGGGAACAGGGCAAGGTGCTCTGGGGCCAGCCCTTTGCCCTGGCCGAGCAGTTCAACCGCCGCAGCACCTTTATTGCGGCCTACCGCACAGCCAAGGACCAGGGCATGGCGGATCCGGGGGCGTTCGCTCGCAAGGCGGTTCTGGAAACCCAGTTCGTCTACTCCAAGGCGAACAAACCCAAGTGGGCGCGCGGCGCGGTGGGCGGGACTTTGTTCACCTTCAAGACCTACTCGGTCAGCTATCTGGAGCTGATGCAGCGCATGTGGAACCAGGGGCCAGCAGGAAGCCCTGAGCGAGTAGCTGGCCGCCGTGCCGTAGGCTGGGCGGTGGCGATGCTGCTGCTGATGAGTGGCGCCGGCGGCGTGCCCTTTATGGAGGACGCCGAGGACCTGATCGATGGCGCCGGCCAGATGATGGGCTACAACATCAGCGCCAAGCAATGGCGCAAGGAGCTGCTGGCCAGCGTGGTGGGCAAGGAGCTGGGCGAGTTTATGGAGCAGGGCTTGTCGGGCCTGCCAGGCGCGCCCATCGATGTGTCCGGACGCCTGGGCATGGGCAACCTGCTGCCCGGCACCGGCCTGTTCCTGAACAAGCCCAACCGCGAGCGGGATCTGATGGAGATCGTGGGCCCGGCCGGGGACCTGGTGGCGCGCGGCTTCACCGGTGCGCGCAAGCTGCTGGGAGGCGATGTGGCTGGCGCGGCGCTGGAAATCTCGCCCACCGCAGTGCGCAACCTGGCCAAGGGTGCCGACATGGCGGCCACCGGCATGTACCGCGATACCAAGGGCTACAAGGTGATCGACACGACGCTGGCCGAAGCCGCGGCCAAGGCCATCGGCTTCCAGCCCAAGAGCGTGGCCGAGGTGCAGGAGGCCAACAGCTTCATGCAGCGCAGCAAGTCGTTCTACACCCAGACCAGCAGCGAAATCAAAGCGCAGTGGGCAGACGCGCTATTCCGCAAGGATGAGGCCGCCGTGCAGCGGGTGCGCGAGCGCCTGGCGGACTGGAACCGCGACAACCCTGAGCAGCCCATCGTGGTCAAGATGCCGGATGTGTGGAAGCGCGTACGGGAGATGGGCAAGGACCGCAGCGACCGCATTGCCGGCACAGCGCCGAAGGCTCTCAGGGAGCAGATGCGGAGTGAAGTCGCTTTGTTGCGGAGTTAACTGCCGATGTGCTCAGAAAGATGAACTTCGAAATCAGAGTCCTGCTGACGTGACGTAGGTGGCGGCATGACGCCCTATCGCAGTGAAGGTGAATCCGATTTCACCAGGCCCAAATAGCTGGACTCTTCTTATTGTGTTCAATGATTCTAGGATTTCTAACTCTTCATCAAGAGCTAATGTGCCGCTCCAAAATTGGGGGCCGGTCTCAAGTCTGTGGATTACATCGGTTATCCAGATTGCGGTAGCTTTGTACTCAAGGCCTCCATCGGAGAATTTCTTTTCTTTAGGTGGTGTCGCGAGGATCACTGAGAGAAGTTTGATTTGAATCGATGAGAGGCGTCCCAAATGGTCAAGCACGGAGAGCTTTTTGCTATCGCCAGCATGTCCAACAGTTCCGCAAGTCGCCACAAGACGGCCAAGCGAATCAACCTTTGCCTTATCCGGCTCGTATGATGCTCTATCGGCCAGAATTTTGAAGGCCGCAAGCGCCTCTTCAGAAGAAAACCAGTCTTTGTCTATTGATTGCTGCCCTAGTTTCTGAATTTCATCAGACAAGGATTCAACTGCAGCCGCCATGTTCCGCATTCGAATTACATCTGCTTTATCAAATAAGAGATGGTCGAGGGCGCTACCAGCAACGGGTATTGAAGATACGGCGGCTCTTAACCATGAAGTGGGTTCAGGTAGGTATTTAGTGATGTTGCTCATGTGGCTGTGTACTGGGATGCAGTAGCTCAGACCTTTTACGGTGCTGACCTTTTGGGCGGAAAAGAAACTAATTATTAGCTCATGACTGAGCATAGTTCACGGGTATCAGTTTCACACTGGCGTCTTGCATGTCTGATTGGGTAATTCGTGCACAGCTATGGATACACCCCTCTAGGGTTCGCCACCGAACCCTGATTCTTGGACATTGGCTGCAATCTCTGGAGAGCAGCCATGTCCAACACCGCATACCCCAAGGGTGCCGAGAAGATTCTTTCGGGCGCCATCAACTTTGCCGCAGCCACCATCAAGGTGGCGCTGGTATCCGACGCCTATACCTACAGTGCGGCCCATGAATTCCTGTCTTCGGTCACGCGGGTAGGGACCGACCAGACGCTGACGGGCAAGAGCGTGACGGGCGGTGTGTTCGATGCGGCGGCTGTCGAGTTCGGCGTGCTGGCCCCGGGCAGCAGGGTCAAGGCTGTGGTGCTGTACCTGGACAGCGGTAACCCTTCGACCTCTCCCTTGCTGTTTTTCATGGACTCGGTGCAAGGCCTGCCCATGGATACCAATGGTGGCGAGGTGCGCGTGCCCTGGGATACCGGCCCCAACAAGATCGCGGCCGTGGGTCTGCCGTTCTATCCCAAGGGGGCGCAGCGCCTGCTCAATGCTTCGCTCAATCTGGCGACCGACAACCTGATGGTTGCCCTGCTGCCCAGCAGCTATGTGTATGCGGCTGCCCATGAGTTCTTGAGCGATGTGGGCGCGACGCTGGGTACGGCCCAGGCGCTGAACGGGCGCACGGTGACGGGCGGCGTGTTTGATGCCGACGATCTGGATTTCGGCAACTCGGTGGCGGCCGGCACTATTGGCTCGGCCGTGATCTACAAGGACACGGGCCTGGCCTCGGCCTCCCCCTTGGTGATGCATATCAAGGATGTGTCGGGCTTTCCCCTGCCGGCCAGCGGCGGCGGCTTGCAGCTGCGCTGGTCGGACGGTGCGCACAAGATTGTCAGCCTGCTGGGCACGGCGTAAGGGGTGACTCATGGCACTCATGCGCTTTTCCAATAACGCGGAAGCCACCACGGCGACCTTGCTGCGCGACAGTCCGGACTGGGACGGCTTCCCGTTCGATGAAGATCTGGCCAACCAGTATTACCTGGGCTTTGAAATCGGTGCAGCGGACGACCCTGAGCTGTTCCATTTCTTTTCCCCGGAGACGCCTGATGGTGGGGTGCAGCCGCTGACGCTCACGCATAGTTCCATGCCTGGGGTGTACGAGATTGTTTATCTGTCGAACCGTGCAGGCCGCAGCTTTACGGTGCAGCGCGCAAAGGAGGGCACGCAGGAGCTGGAATGGCCCATTGGCACCAAGGTGAGCGCGAATGTCACAGCCGGGCTGTTGCGAAGCTTGTTGCAGGATGACGGCAGCGTAGCGAAGGCGAACTACAACGGCGCGGTGCTGATCGGCGCAGGCATTTCGGCCAGTACGCAGAATGCACCCATTGGGCGCGATAGCTTCTTGTTTGGCTCCCGTGCGCGCGCAGAGCGTCTGGTGCAGTTTGCGGCCTATCCTGCATTGCATGCCCACATGGCCGCCAGAGTTGAGGATCGCGGCCGATATTCCAACGACCAGGATCTGGGGCTTGGCCACGAGGCTACTGGCGCTTCGGTGCATGTCGATATCGGCGTGCCACCGCAATGGTCGTCAGCAACCTCTTATGGACAAGGGCGTGTGGTGGTGCCGACCACGCCCAACGGCTACCAATACTGGCTGGATTTGAATCTGGAAAGTGTTGGCAGCGGATTCAATACAGAGTCTGAGCCAGCCTTTACCGCCGATGGCTATGCCACTGCTTTGTATGTCGGAGAGCCGTCCTGGGAGAACTTTGTCGGTAACTGGGTGCCGATACCGATGCCGGTGCGTGCCCTGAGCTATTTCCGCTTCCCTTTGTTGGTGACGGAGGTAGGCTTTATCGGCCGTGTGAATGGCACGCTGACCCAGACGCCCACGGTTTCCATCGGTACCGAGTCCAACCCCACGCTGCTGGCCAATGGCGTGGCGCTGGATCAGCTGGCGCCGGAAGGCGAGCTGAGCGCCCACCGCATCCTGATCCCTGGTGGAGGCCAGTTGCTCAGCGAAATGCTGTTCACCGTGAACCAGGCTGGCGTTGGCGCGAGCGTCAAAGGGCGCTTTTACTGGCGCGGCATTTTCTATTCTGAGGAATAGGCATGGCATACCCGCTGATCAACGGCGCAGCCATCAACGCTCAAGCGCAGGGGGACGATGGGAGCACCAAGGGCATTCCCATGGTGCAGTCGTTTCGCGCCAGCGTGGTGATGACGCAAATCGCCGTGGGGCGCGATGCGCTCGGCGTGGGCACGCCGAAGGCGGTCAGCGGCAGCGACACGGATCTTGCCCCTTGGGGCATCGGCATGGCCGTTGCTGGCCAGCACCAGGTAGTCGTGGCCCAGCCGCCAGCTTCGGTGGTGGTGACGGCGCAGGGCCGGCGCGCGATGCGATTCGGGGTGCCGACCATGGTCGGGACTATTTCGGTGACAGCCAGTGGGGCGGGCGCCTTGCGTATAGGCCAGCCACGCAGCACGGATGCAGCAAGAGTGGCAGGCGCCGGCGCACTCAACCTGGGCCGCCCCTCGTCGCTCTCTGCTGCGAATGCGGTCGGGCGCGGCGCCTTGGTCTTTGGGACTGCTCAATCGGCGCTGACGCTGACAGTGGTGGACGGTATCGCCATGGCCATAGCTGGGCGCACCGCAGCCATTCAAGGGACTCTGGTTTGCGAAGCCGCTGAAGGCCTGTCAGCACTCACCTTTGGCGCAGTTCATCCTCTGGGGCGTGTGGCCCGGGCGCGGCAGAGCCTGGCGCTGGAGCTGGGGCGCCCGACCGTCACAAGGACACATCAATGCTGACTTTCAAGAGCTTTACTGGCATCAACAATGTGCAGCCCGAGCATCGTCTGAAGGCTTCGGACTTGCTGGCCGCCAAGGATGTGGACATTGGCCTGGACGGCGAGGTGTCGCGCCGCGTCGGCTACCAGCGCCTGTCGGAGGTCTGCCATAAGAACCTCTGGCCGGCTGCCGGCTTTCAGCTGGCGACGACCGAGGGGGCGCTGGTTTCGATTGCTGCAGACGGAGTGACTACGGAGCTATGGCCCAATATCGGCCCCGAGCGCGTCTGGTATTGCAATCTGCCCGATGGGCGCACGCTGTTTTCGACAGGGCTGCAGCGCGGCGTCACGGACGGGCAGACAGCCTGGCCTTTGACGGTGCCAGAGCCTGCATCGCTCGGCGCTCTGGATTTCGCCTTTGGCGAGCTGGAGCCAGGCCAGTACCGCTACGGCCTGAGCCATGTGCGCCTGAGCGACCACGCCGAGGGGCCGGTGCGGGTGTCCGAGCCGGTGGCGGTGTCGCAGGGCGGTCTGCGCCTGGACGGGCTGCCGCAACTGCCGGGCCATGCCCTCAATGTCTACCTGAGCGGGCGCGACGGCGAAGGCATGTTCCTTGCCGGTACCGCGGTGGAGCGCAGCTTTGAATATGGCGGGCGCAATAGCTCTCTGGTGTTGCCGGCCCGCACGCTGGGGGCTCAGGTGTTGCCCGATGGCACGCTGATGGCCTTCTGGCGCGGCCGTGTGCTGGTGGCCCAGGGCAAGGTGCTGTGGGCCAGTCGGCCCGCCGTGCCGCATCTGAGCGACTGGCGCGACTTCAAGCCCATGACGGCAGAGATTACGGCCTTGGTGCCCGTGGACACAGGCTTCTATGTGGGCACGACCCAGGATTTGATCTTCCTCGGCGGAGAGACTTTCGACAGCCTGATCTATACGGCGACTATGCGCGGGCCGGTGGTGCTGGGATCGGGCATAGCTGCACCAGGCCATCGGCTGGCGCTGGGCGATGGCACCGGAGCGGGCGCGGCCATGCTCTGCATTGCCGGTGGCGAAGTGGTGGCCGGCTTTGATAGCGGGCAGACCACCAGCCTGACGGCCAACCGCTTCAAGACCGACGCCAAGGAGGTGAGCGCGGCTTTCCGCGAGCTGAACGGCATTCCCCAGTACATGGCGGTGCTGCGATGAACCTGTTCAACCCCTTTGCCTTTGGTGTGCTGGGTGAGGCGTTGCCGCTGTCCGCACCGCCGGCCTTGCGGCCCCTGGGTGGGGAGGCATCGGAGCAGCAGCGTGCCTTGGCGCAGGCGACCTACGCTCAGTTCTGCGCCAAGGTGCGGCTGTCCAAGGTGCCCAACCCCAGCGAGCTGGGGCGTCTTTCCGATGGCACCCCTTACCGCATCGATGTGCTGGGCCCGCAGGCGGTCATGCGGATATGGCCGCAAGCCCCGGCGGTCATGGGGACGGGAAACAGCGGCGTGGTGTTCGACAAGAACAGCGCAGGGCGTATCTGGCTGCTGACCAATACGCCAAACTCTGCCGGCGAGTCCACGGCCAAGTGGGGCTTCAGGGACATTACCGACTCCCAGAAAGACAATGCTGCAGGGCTGGCAGAGCTCAGAAATCTGCGCCTGGATGCGATGCGTATTCCGGGCGAGTGGAAGTATGCCTACCGTGATCGAGGTCTGGGCCGCTACGGCCACCCCGGTGCCTATGAGGCGCCTTGGGGAACCTTGTCGTTTATCACCCAGGCGGGCAAAGCGCTGTTTGTGGCCATCGAGTTCGGCAGCCAGTACATACAGCAGTTCGTGTCTGTGAAGAAGATCACGGAGGTGATTCCGCCCGTGTTTGGCGGCGCGCCGCCTGCCAAGACTCCCATCACAGTCAGCAATTCCACCCAGCTGCTGGCCGAGGGGGCGGTGGGCCCGGAGAGATTGCCCTTGCCTGGCACCCCGTATTTCACCTGCTCAGATAGAGGCGAGTATCTGGCAGCGGCCATTCGCAGAAGAACCGGCGCGACCCAATCCTGGGTTGAGGGCCCCTACGACGGTCCGGACAAGCATGCTGACGACAAGCGCTATTGGGCGGGTATCAGTTCCTGGCCGCTCGTTCAACCGATTAATGGCAGCAGCGACTCCATCAAGATGCAAACATACTTGACCGAGCCGTTCACCATGTCTGCCACCTATCGCGTCGAGGAAATACTGGCGCAGAAATACAAGGCGGGTGAGGGCGGCTATACGCTGAACCAGGCCATTGCCATCGGTACCGTGGAGTCCAGCGGTACGTTAAAAGTGGTGGAGTTCAGGGGGGACGACATCTATGTGTCGCGCAAATATGGCTTGAGCGTGAAGGATCAGGTCTGGAGCCCGCTGAATCTCATTACTTCGGTAGAGTTGGTCAGCGATGAAGACCCGCGGGACAACCTCTGGCGCTTGGAAGCGAACAACTCGAATACCTTCCAAGTCACTCTCAAGAAGGACGACAAAAGCAAAAACGTCTATCTGGAAGGGGTCGATAGCTCGGGCAATCTGAGAACCTTTACCGAGGATTACACGCAAAGCTATCTGCAAAAGCTGAGCCGGCCCGCGACTTCCGAAATTGCGACATCTGCTTGGATACCCAAGGGCAGCTATCCCATGGTCGGTGACCCCATCGAGGGAGATACCGAGCGCAAGAACCAGACCTACGGGACGTTCCACACGGACGTTAAAGGTCTGGAGCGCACCACAAGAAGGTATATGGATGGTCTTGAGCTGGATCTCTTGTTGGTCAGTATCGAGGCGGTGAACGATGGGGATTTCTTCAGGGATCTGCTCAACCCCAGCCGGCTTGAGCCAACGGAGAGAAGCAGCTCGACCACGACCTACCAATCCCGGGTGGAGCGGCGAGAGGTGCTGCTGCGAGATCCATTGATGGGGTTGACGGTTTAACTGGAGAGCATCGTCACCCTGAACCATCAGTCCAGCGAAAACCACGATAGCTTGAGAGAAGGTGCTGCGGATGTTTACAACCCATCGACGGAGTTGCCCGCCCATTCCGCGAAGGTCTGGATTGTCTATCGTGATCAGCGCATTTCCTGGGCTGTCGGCACGGGGGCGGAAGCGGCGTACGAAACCACGGGCTACGCCAATATCGGCCGGGCGATCAGCCAAAGCGGAAAGCTGGTTTTTGGTGATGGCAGCATGTATTTTGGGCAGAGTGAGCCGATCTGGCCGCTCCCCAAAGACAGCTTTGAATCGAACGTCGATTTTGTGGCAGACACAGACCTTTCTCTTGTGCAGGTATATGACCAATTCCCGAGCCTAGGGATTTCTGCCAAGCATGCCAAGTGTCCTGAAACCGGCGCCATGCTGCTGCGCGTTGGAGGGCGCGTGTTCCTGATCGACAAGGCCGCAGGGGTGCGTGATGCGCGCGGCGTTCTGCCCTGGCCGCCCGGCCTGGAGTCTCTTGATTTCTATACCTTCTGAGCACCACCATGATGATCTGCAACACCTTGAGCGGCGCCGTCACCGAGTACACGCGCCATGATTTTGATAGCGTCACGGCCACGCACTGTGCGGGTGTAGACGGGCTGATTGCCTTTGGCGGCGACAACGATGCAGGCCTGCCGATCACGACCGAGCTGCGCTTGCCGGCCACGCTGCGCGAGAACACCCTGAAGCAGCAGATTGCCATGATCTATCTCTCCATGCGCGGCCAGGGCGAAGCCCGGTTCACGGTGTTCGGCCCCGGCCAGAGCTGGAGCTACCCCTTTCCCCTGCGCGAGAGCGACCAGACCCGCTGCCCGGTGGGCAAGGGCATCCGCGAAAACTATCTGGGCTTCGGCCTAAGCACCCCCAATGGCCAGGCCTTCACGCTGGACCGCGTGGAGGTGATGAGCGTCAAGTCCAAGACAAGGAGAGTTTGAGATGGCAGAGTTTGATTTCAACGGCCCGGCCGAGATTGTTCAGGACAAGTACCAGCGCTCGATCGCTCTGGCCGATCAGGCCCTGCGTGAGTCCAAGTCCATGCAGGACGCTTTCAACAACCTGGTGCTGCCGACCCCCACCATCAGCGTGCGCTGGGGCACGATTGCGGCGCCATCCCTGCCCGATGTGCCAGACCTGCCCGAGCTGCCAAAGGTCGGCTTTACCGCCCCGGGCAATATGCCGGGCGATCTGGACCTGGCCAGCCTGCCCGATGTGGAGGTGCCCGGCTTTGAGCTGCAGCCGCCAGCAATGGACTTTGGCGCGGTGCCTGAGCTGGTGATCGGCCAGGCTCCGGCCTTGCCCCAGATGCGCGAGGTGGCTATTCCTGATGCACCCGATGTGAACCTGCCCGACGCGCCCGCCTTTCTGGCGCTGACCACACACCAGTTTGGCGGTGTGGATCTGCACGAGGACTGGTTGGCCAAGCTTGACGACATGCCCGAGCTGCAGCTGCTGGAGCCCGCTCCCTTTGAGTTCAAGCGCGCGCCGGGCTATGCCTCGCAGCTGCTGAGTAATCTGCAGGCCGTAATCAGTGCCCGCATTCAGGGCGGCACCGGACTGAAGCCCGAAGCAGAGCAGGCCATTTGGGACCGCTCGCGCGACCGGGAAACCCAGGTGGCGCTGGCGCGTGAGCAGGAGGTGATGCGCGCGGCCGAGGCGCTGGGCTTTCCGCTGCCGTCCGGGGTACTGGTCGGCCAACTGGCCGATGCCCGGCGCGAGTACCACGACAAGCTCTCGGGCCTGTCGCGCGACATTGCCATCAAGCAGGCCGAGCTCGAGCAGGCCAACGTCAAGGACGCTATCACCCAGGGGCTGGCGCTGGAAGGTCAGTTGATGGACCAGGCCATGCAGTTGGACCGCCTGTCGTTTGAAGCGGCCAAGGCGACGGCCGACCATGGCATTGCGACCCATAACGCGGCGCTCGAGCGCTTCAAGGCGCTGCTGGACGGCTACCGCGCCTATGCCATGGCCTATGAAACTGTCATCAAGGCCGAGATGAACAAGGTGGAGGTCTACAAGGCCATGCTGCAGGCCGAGCAGACCAAGGCCGAGATCAACCAGTCGCTGGTGGCGCGCTACAAGGCGGAGATTGACGGACGCATGGCGGCCGTGGAAATCTACAAGACCCGCGTGCAGGCCGCCCAGACGCTGGTGAGCCTGGAGCAGACCCGCATTCAAGCCGGCGGCGAAGCAATCCGCGCCTTTGTGGCGACCCTCAACGCCGAGACTTCCAAGGTGGAGCTGTACAAGGCCCGCGCCCAGGGCGAGGCTATCAAGCAGGATGCCTATCGCTCTCAGGTACAGGCCTACAGCGCCTTTGCCAGCGCCCAGGCCGAGCGCGCCCGAGTGGCGATTGCTCAGGCACAGGCCAAGATTGCCGCCAAGGGCCTGGAGTGGGATGGCTGGAAGGCGCGCCTGTCAGCTGAAGTAGCCAAGATGGACGCGGCTGCCAAGCAGTCGGCCATTCTGGTGGACGGCTACAAGGTGAGCGCCAATGCCATCGAGGCCAAGGCCGCGAGCTATACGCGCCGCTGGGAGGCCGACATCAAGCAGTACGAGGCCGGTAGCAACATCAGCCTGCAGACGGCCAAGCTCAATGCCGATGTGGCGATCCAGAGCAATGCCGTGCGACTGGAGGCGGCCAAGATCGGCCTCACGACTTCGGCGCAGCGCGTGGCCAGCGCCTGGAGCATGGTGTCGGCAACGGCTGGTATCTCCGGGGGCTCCACTTGGAGCTACAGCGGATCGCTGGATCAGTGAGGAGGGGCTGGAAACGACCCTGGGCGGACAGTCAAGCTACTAACGCCTGAGTTAAGCCGTGCCGCGAAGCGGCGTCAGCTTGAATAAATTGTGAGACCTTACTCGCGGAAGCAACCCTCATGTTTGCATCCAGTCGCGCTACGCCAGTAGATTGCATTCCACTGCAGCGGGTTAATGGGACGGTCGCGATTGATGAAGACTGCCGAGCCGTTGCCAAGCTGCCAGCCGTGCAAACGGACCCCATTACGGGGAAGAAATTGGGAAGCGGGCGGTGATCCGAGCGATGTGACGAGGTGCTTGTAGGCTGCTTGATGAGACCACCAGGGGACGTTGATCGAAACTTGGTCAAGAAGACCACCCGCAAAGAAGAACGACATGTACAGAGTAGGAACGCCGTTCGTCGAACTGACCTCCACAGCACAGACATGCTGTACTGCGAGGGGGCCGTGATAGGGATAGCAATTGACGGGATAGCCGCTGAAGTGCTTCTTGAGACTGCTTTCTGTCCACTCCTCGGATAGTGCCGAGATATCGAGCGATGCAGGTTTGCGAGCTTCCGTGAAGTACCGCTTGTACTCCCTAAAGTTCCCTGCCTGCGACAACAACAAGCCAGCAATGCCAGCACACAAACAAAGTAGGAGGAAGACTCTTCGAAGGCTTAGGGGGCGCGTTCGCGGTTGTTCGCCGGGAGAGAGCATTGCTTGTGAGATCTTATGAAATAGCCAAGCCGACCGGCGCAGGCGGGTTGGCTTAAGCGCCAGGTTAGTCCCAACGCTGGTGAATAGGGTGAGGTAAAGGCAATATTTAGATGACAGGCAAAAATGCACGTCGTTTTTTTTAAAAAGACTCTATCGGTATTTATGAGAGTAAGCAATCGCACGCAAAAACTCTAGGCAAACCTAAAAATTCGAGATTGAAGCTTGTTGTGAGCATTCAAAGACCAATGATGGAATGAGTGACTGCTCCTGGCCGATCTACGACTGTCGCTGATCGACCCTAAGCGGTCCTTTGCATCATTGCCAACAGCTTCAGACTTCTATTTTTCAGAGCGCTGGAGTTGCGAGAGGATTGCCGCTGTGGCATTGGTGGGCTGGTGTCCTATTGTTTGTAATCACGGATTGCCTTTCGCACATCCTCGCCAGAAAGAGAAAAACCCGTATACACCCCAACACGCGATGCCCCCGCACCGGAACCAAGCTCCAAGAAGACCCGGTCTTCGATCTGGGTAATACCACCTTCGATGAGCTCCATGGGATGAATGAGAATTTCCGGAGAGCGTAGACCACGGCGAACTGACTTTACGAGTTCTTTGAGCTGGTGTTGCGCTGTCGTGAAGTCAGCAATCAACATACGTGGCGAAGCGAACTGTTGGTCCCGTTGAGTTTCCTGTACGACACCGGAGTCAATATTTCTAGCGACAAAACGATTTGCGAAGACCTGAACATAGATTGCATCAGAGGAGAACATAAGAAGCTTGTATTTCTATCATTTGCATTTGGAGGGAATCAATTGTGCGCCTCATCGTAACGTCCGCTGTTGGCCGATCTGCGAATGGCGCTGACCGAGCCATGAGAAGCATTCGCTGCGCCTCCGTAAAGTGGTCAGTCTATTAGCATTTACTTCGCCCATTTCTATAAGGTTTCAGATGGACGCCCTAATTGAACTCGTCATGCTGTTGGTACTTCATTGGCGGATCGGGGCCTTGACCTTCTGCGCGCTCTTGCTCTCGCTTGTTCTCGCTGCCCTGATACCACCCTTTACTGGAGCCTATGCGATCGGGTTGGTCATACTTGGCTTTGGTGCAGGCCTGCTTTGGCATTTGTCTTCCGAGTCAGCTGAAAAATGAGAGATCTCATGCAGAACTGGTCGCTCCTCTCTGATAGCGGCCTGCTGTAGGGCGTACACCCCGCTAGGGTTCGACGAGGCAGGGGCGGTGACTCACACTGCCGACTATGCCTGCCCACAAAGTCAAACTTGAAATCGACCAGGGTGCCACGTTTGACATCACATTCACTTGGATGACTGGCACCAACAAAGCCAATGCCGTTCCCGTGGACCTGACCGGCTGCAAGGCGCGCGCGCAGTTTCGTGAGGAGCTGGAAAGCGATGCGGTGCTGCTGGAGCTGACCACGGAGAACCAGCGCATTGAGCTGGGCGGCCCGAATGGCAAGTACCGCTTGCTGATCAGTGCGACAGACACAGCGGCTTTGGACTGGACTACGGCTGTCTATGACCTGGAAATCGAGTTTCCGGACGGCACGGTGGTGCGGCGCATGGCCGGCTCCGTGGTGGTTTCGCCGGAGGTGACCCGTGCGTGATCTGCTGGAAATTCCCCAGGACCAACTGCTGCAGGAGCAGGTGCAGACCCTGGTGCTGCTGGAGCCACAGGGCTTTGACGACATTGTGGAGGTGCCGACCGAGCAGGTTTTGCTGCAGGCTGGCCAAGACAACACGTTGCTCGAGTCTGTGCAGGAGCTGGTGCTGCTGACCGAGGCTCAACAGGGGCCTCCAGGACCTGCAGGTATTCCGGGCCCCGCCGGCGGCCAGGTGCTGCAGCGCAAGGCCGGCATGGACACCAGCGCGCTGCTGGTGGTTTATGAAGACCTGTTCGGGTCGGTGTGGCCGGCAGATCCTGATGCGGAAAGCGATGTGCTGGCGCTGCTCGGCGTGACTGTCAGCGCGGCCGAGGCTGGCCAGCCCATCAACGTGCAGCGCATGGGCCACATCGATGACGAGGCTTGGCAGCTGCAGCCGGGCAAGCGCGTGTTTCTGGGCGGGCGGGGGAGGCTGACGCAGGAGCCCCCGCAGGCTGGCTATGACGTTCTGATCGGTATGGCCATCTCCCCAACCCGTCTGCTTCTCAACATTCAAGACCCCATAGAACTGGAGTGAGTCATGGCTACACAGACAACCCAAGGATTTTTGGCCCGCGTGTCGGGCAAGACCAGGCAGCTGTTCGGCCTGGCCGCATCGGCTGGCGCAGCGGATGCCGGAAAGATCGTGGCAACAGGCTCGGATGGCAGGCTGGATATGAGACTGCTGCCCGTGGGCATCGGCGCCAATACCATCATCGTGCCCGCAAGCGAGGCCATCGGCGCGGGCAAGTTCGTCAATTTCTATAGCAACGCAGGCGCCATGAATGTGCGTCTGGCCGATAACAGCAACGGCCGACAGGCGGACGGCTATGTGAAGGATGCGGTTGCCAATGCTGCGGCAGCCACGGTCTATCCGCTGGACACCACCAACACGGCGCTGACCGGGTTGACCCCTGGCGGGCGCTACTGGCTGGGCACTGCCGGAGGCGTGATTTCTGCGGCGCTCGATTCCACGGACACAGCCAACAGCGGCAAGATTTGTCAGGAGCTGGGCGTGGCCAAAAGCGCCACGGAGCTGGTGACGGACGACCTGGGATACGTGGTGCTATGAGATGGCAAATCGCAAGCCTCTCGTCCGTATCGATGGAGAGACTCGCCAATTGCCCGCTGGTGATCGGATTGCATTGACTGATCTTGATGGCTCCGGCGCCAGCGAGGGTCAAGTTCTGCGCCGGCTCAACGGCCAATGGGTTCCTGGTGAGGATCAGATTACGGTGGCGGCAAGCCCGCCTGAGTCCCCCTACCTGCACCAGTTGTGGGTAGACATTTCATAGAGCAATTTCAGAGATACCGAAATGGCGACTTTCCCCGTCAAATGGGCTCACAGCAGCATGCGAGGCGCTCCCGTCATCAGTGGGACGGCGGGCACTCTGATCAGTGCGCTCAGAGCATTTTTGATCACTGGCTTCGCGGCCGTGAATGCTGTCTCTGCCAGTGCGCTGGACGGCATTGCAACGATTGTTTTGCCCAGCGGGCAGAGCTTTGATGAGTACAGCGTGGTGCTCCTGAGCGGAGCCCTTGCGGGCGAGGCGAGGGTGCTGACCTCTTCCAGTGACCGCATCACCGTTGCGACCACGGCGCCCAATGGGCCCATCACGGGGAGCCTTTCTGTGCGATACGCGCCCGTTGGCGGGTGGGAAGAGCTCTTTGCTGGAGCAAAAGCCAATGTTGCCGTGTTCCGAAGCATTGATCCCACAGGATCTAGGATGTTTTTGCGCGTCGATGATTCCGGCAGCACTTTTGCCCGCGTCGTGGGGTATGAGTCGATGACGGATATAGATACGGGCACCGGCCCATTTCCTTCTGCAGCCCAAGGCGCGGGAGGGGGATATTGGCACAGGGCGCAGTCGGCCGGAGCGGTAGCGGTACGCTGGAAGCTTGTGGGTGACTCAAAGTTCTTCGCCCATGCAATCTGCCCCTATACCGGCGCCGGCGTGGGTGACTACAGCGTCGCTCCTTGCCGTGGTTTTGGCGATCCGATCGCGATGTCGCCCAGTGGGGATGTCTGGGCATGTGCTTTGTCCGTGAGTTCGACTGCTGCGGTCAACGTGTTCAATGTTGGCGCCTTCGATGCAAGCAGTCTTTCCACTGCTGCCAATGGTGCGGTGTATTCGCCGCGCGCATTCAGCGGACTCGGGTCTTCCACCATGTTTGATGCCAGGCCGCTGACTGGGCAATCCACTGCTAATTTTTCTGGAGCAGACCCGACACTCGGCGCATGTCCGAGCGCCATTGACGGCCAGGTCAAAACCTCGATTGCCTATATCAAGGAGGCCAACAACGCGGCAGCACCGCCGCGCAGCGTTGTGCCTGGCGTGCACTTTGTTCCTCAAACCGGCCTGATCAGCGTGCTTGCGGACGGAGATATTCTGGTTGGCGCAGGCAACATAGCGGGTCGAAGGCTGCTGGCAGTAGGTGTGGGTAACGGTGGCACTTCAGTCGCCCTGGGGCGCTATCTTCTCGATATAACTGGTCCCTGGAGGCCATGATGGCAGTGCTTGAGTTTCCTGCTGCACTGCTGCCTGTGGTGGGATTCGTTCAAGGCAGAGCCCCCGAAATTCTCCCTTTTCACGCCGTGGTGCAGCTGGACTCCGGCAAGCTGGTGCAGGACTACAGGCTCAGTGGGGACACAACGGGAGTGATCAAGAGCCGTGTGGTTCTGAAGACCGCTCCAACGTCCCCTAGCACGCCGGTAAGTCGGGCGCGTGTGTGGGCCTTGCGTCTGAAGGACGGATACAAGGCATGGGAGGGAGTCTCAGATACTGACGGCTACTACAGCGCCACCGGGCTGGAGGTGGGTGAGCTCTATCAGGTGACGGCGATTGATCTCGTTGGCGAACTTCGGTGTACCGCAGGCGGCCCGGTCCGGGCAATAAAAGTGCCGATGGGGTGAGGCTGCTATGGCCGAATATGACGGGGCTCTTGTTTTTACTGATCAGTCGGATGGATCCGGCCTGCTGGAATTCCGGGCAGCGACCGTCTGGGGCTGGAAGAGCGTGTCCGAGCTGAAAGTCTGGACTGGCGCGAGATGGGAGTCAAAGCCGTTGTTGCGGTTCAACGGACTTTCCTGGGAGGGCGCGACCATCAAGGTTTGGGTCGAGATGCCTGCACCCCTCTAGGGTTCGACTGCTGAGCCTGCGCCCGGAACACTCCGGGTCATGAAAAAACGATTCGCCGCACTGCTTGCTCTGCTCGGGATTAGCCAGCACCTGAGCGCGCAGCAGAAACAGGAGCTGGCAACAGCGGTCCAGTATTCGACGCCTGGGGCGGCAGCTTCGGCTACTGCCGCAGGCGCGAAGCTCATGGGCTTCCAGCTCAGCGAGTGGCTGATTCTTAGCTCTATCGCCCTGGTTGCGTTGCAGGGCGGCTATCTGGTCTGGAAGTGGCGCCGCGACTATCTCCGCGACGAGCAGCGAGAAAGGGACCGCAAGGCCGGGCTGCGCGTGGCCGATACGGACCTGGGGGGGATGGAATGAGCGCCATCCCTGCAAAGCTGCGCACCAGCATCGGCGCATTGCTGGTCTTGACTGGCTTGGGAAGCGGCACCTACTACGTGGACCAGGCCGCGACGGCCGAGGCCCAGCAGAATCAATACATTCAGGCCGTGGCTGCCGACCCTGACATGCCCGATGGCATGCGCATCGCCATGGTCATGGCTGCGTTCTATGAATCCAGCAATCGACACATCGGCATGCCCTACGTGGACAAGGTGGGCAAGGGCCAGCCGCTGACAGTCTGCAACGGACTGACTGGCAAGGATGTGGTCGCCGGCAAGTGGTACAGCCCTGCCGATTGCTTCCGCCTGGAGAAAAAACGCTATGTGCAGTATGAGCAGATTGCCAAGCGCTCACTGACTTACTGGGGCAGCTACAACCCCTTCCAGCAGGCCACGTTCTACGACTTCTTGCACAACAAGGGTGACGGCAATTTCCAGACCAGCACCATGAGGCGTGATGCGAATTCAGGCAACTGGGTCAAGGCCTGCCGTGAAAACGTGCGCTGGAACAAGGGCACGGTGAATGGTGTGTCCGTGGTGCTGCCCGGACTGAAGATCCGCGGCGATGCGAATGCCGAGCTCTGCGAGTGGGGGCTGTCATGGCGCGGCTGACCATCTACGCATCCCTTGCAGCCGCTGCCGTCGGCGCGGCGCTGGCCTGGTCGTTGCAGGCTGCGCGCCTGGGGGCTGAGCTTGCCGACGAGCGCCTGCAAGCAAGCCAGTACCGCCAGCAGATCGCTGATGAACGCACGGCCGCCAGTCGGCGCGTGTTGGCCGTCGAACGCACGGTCAACGCCACATACCAAGGAGCTTTGAATGACGCCATCCAGAAGCAGGCCACGTTGCAGGCTGCTGCTGATCGCGCTCACCGTGAGCGTGACGGCCTGCGCAAGCAGCTGTCCGAAGCCGAGCAGCGACTTGCCGACGCTTCCCCCGCCGCCCTTATTGAGTACGCCCGTTCCCTCAACCACGTATTCGGACAGTGCAGCCAGCGATACACAGAGCTGGCAATCCGAGCTGATGGCCACGCAGCTGATGCAGCAACCTGCCGCGCAGCATGGCCAGTGATTCCCCAACCCAAGGAAACCCAATGAGCAATATTGCGATCGCCGAGCAAATGGTCGGCCGCTTCCTGTCCTGGCCGCTGCCGGCCGACTTCGCGCCGGACTGTGGCATCACCTTCACTCGCTCGCCGCGCCCTGGCATGAGCCCCACGGGCACGAACCTGCTGCACTTCGGCCAGGCCAAGGCGATGCTCGAGCACTGCATCAACGGCGGCACTGCCAGTGCCGGCGCTCTACCGCCTCACCAGCAGCGCGTGCTGGACGAGAAGCAAGAGCTGGACATCCGAATCACCAGGCTGGACGAGTTCATTCTGCGCAATGCCTTGTTCCGCGAACTGGAGAACGACGAGCAGGACCGCATGCGCTGCCAGCTCGATGTGATGCGCGAGCTGTCTGTGATCCTGGGCGAGCGCATCTCTGTTTTCTAA